CATCCGTGCGTTGCAACACGTCGCCCGGCGCCAATTCGCCGTAGCAAGTCGTGGCGCCATCGATGCCGCTGATATCAGTCAACCCAAGCGCTACTTGCAGCGCGTCGCAGGTGGCAAGTGCCGCTTTGCGCGCTGCATTAGCGAGGCAAGCATCACCCGCTTTGCGCGCCAGCCCGGCGGCATAGCGTCCAGCACGAAGCCTGCTACCGGCGCCGTGGAGTGCTGAGAACCGGCCAATCCGGTCGCCAATGCGCTGGCTCCTCTGGACCGTGGAAAGTTGAGCGTTGAAGAGGGTGGCTTCTAGCGCGCTGTAGCCGTCGCGAGAGTGGTGGAGAATCGATTTCTCGGTGGTGTATTCCATTGGTCATTCCTTTTCTAGAGTTTCAATTTTGCCCCGAGGGAACCATTTCCGCCGGGAGGGGGACAATAGCGGGGTGCGAGCCCCTTGTCAAGCGCTTATTTGAGATTATTTGCACAGCGCTCAAAAACGCCCAACTCAAATCGCGCCCCCTTGACGCGGCGTGCGTCAAGCTCGGGCTCAGCGCTATGGCGCAAGTAGCCGTCGAGGAAATCATCCAGCGTATGTCCTGCCCGAATCGCAGCCTTCCCCGCTTTGATAAGAATTACCGTCGAGGTGTCAAACAGTGGGGCGTTCATTGTGCTATCCTTTTCTCTGGTCAGTGTGTGTGTTCTCGTCTGCCGCACCCCGAAAATAAGGGATGCAGGAGCAGGTGTCAAGCGCTTTTCTCGGAAACTTATTCCCACCAGCCGCGGTAGTCGGCGGGGGCGGACTCGACACCGTGGTCTAGAAGGTCCACAGCTTCACCATAAGCAACTGGACGCCACGAACCAAAAGCATCAGCAAATCCAATGGCGATGGTGGACGTTCCGGTGGCGCTAAATACCGTGCCACGGGGGGAGTAGATATAGAGGGTCTGAGGGTCAAACTCTAAGGTTGCCTCCAACCCCCTTACAAGGCGCTGAACGGTGGTCTTGCGTGCTCGTCGCGGTGTATCCATGGGCCATTCCTTTTCTGGTCTGTGTGTGTGTGTTCTCGTCTGCCGCACCCCGAAAATAAGGGATGCAGGAGCAGGTGTCAAGCGCTTTTCTCGGAAATTCTGGCCAGCGTCCACCTTGCGCTTTCCGCGGACTGAATCCCCTCGCGCCACGCGGCATAGTCCAACTCGTCGCCACTAGGTGGCAGGATGGCCGTGGTGGCATCGCTAATGCGACCGGCCGGACCAGTGGCGTCACTAGTCGACAGCCAAATAGCCAACGCCAGCGTGGCCAGCGTGGCGACGAACGCCAACGGAGCACCCAACGCTGCCAGCGCCAACCCGGCGCTCGCAATCGCAAGCGGCGCCTCCACGGGAGCGCTAGCAGGTTCAAGGTCAAGGTCGGCGCCAAGATAGGCGGCGATGGCTTCGCGCCCTTCCACGCCTTTAGGGAGCGCTGTAGAGCAGCGCTGGCCGTCGACGCTGTAGACAACGCCGAGCGTTCCGTTGAGTTGGTATGTACGATGGATGCGGAGCATTGGTAATCCTTTTCTCTGGTCAGTGTGTTCTCGTCTGCCGCACCCCGAAAGTAAGGGATAGGGCAGGAGGTGTCAAGCGCCATAGTCAGAAAGTATATCGCCGTGCTCAGCCCCCCCTATAAAGGATTGCAAGGTTCGTGCCAGCCCAGAAATTAATTTCGCAACATTCTTTTACATAGACGTACAAAATGTTACAAGTCGGCCCCGTCCAGCCATGCAAGGCCCGTGCCAACGAATGAAAAGAAATGTAACTTCCCCGGCGGGCGGCCATGCAACATCCGTGCCAACGAATGTAAAGTTGTGTTGCGAAGGCCGGAATTTTTGAAAGCAAGAACCGTGCCAGCGCGTGAAAAGAAATGTAACGCGGGCGAGTCCGCGCATGCAAGGTTCGTGCCAACGAATGTAAAGTTTCGTACAAATCCAACTTAACAAAGCTTTACAATATTTTACTAAAAGTTACAAAAATTAACCAAAAGTTACATAATCACCAGCTTTACATTCCGTTACAAAATTTAACAAAATTTAACGATTTTTAACGATTTTTAACGATTTTTAACGATTTTTAACAAAAAGTTACAAAAAGTTACAAACGGGGTGGCTGGAGGTTATGAACCCCTATACACATTATTCTGGCGATTTTTCAAAAATTTTATAAGTACCCTCTGCCCTTTTCCACTAGGGGCCTCGGAGAGCTCCGGGGTATTTCTACAGCAAGTCCCGGACTATTTTGGGAGGCAGCGCGGACCTTTTCTCAGCAGCTCCGCGAGTAACTCCGGCGGCCCCTCTGCCTTTCCTACAGACTTACTCCGCCCTCTTCCCGGCGAAGCTCCGAGGTGTTTCCCGGCGAGCTCCGGAGCGCCCGCAGAAAGCAGGCGCAGAAAAGCCCCGGACACTTTGGCAACTGCCTCGGCGCCGGGGCGTACCCCCCCTCCCCCTCCCCCCTTTTATGGGGGCACCCTATTACAGGTGAGAAACACGGAAAGACACCCCGTTACTCAGGCGCCGCGTGCGGTGCGGGTCTTCGAGCCCGTTGTAGCAGTACACCACTCTGCTAGTCTCGTATACGCGGCCAAACTGCCACGTGGCCTCCTCCACCCGGAACACGCTATTGCCGTAGGAGTAGAGGGCCGCTTTCTCCATGATTGCAGGGGTCCAGAAGTCTCCCCAGATAGCCAGCACCGAAGGCTGGTCTGAGCGGTGGAGTAGGCGCATGTAGCGCTTGATGAGGCCGGCCTGTTGGGGCTTCGCGCGGAGCTCTGGGATAACGACGATGGGCGAGGGCATCACGTCAATCAGCGGGGCCACGGGCTTATGCTCCGGGCCGCCGCGGGCCGTGAAGCGGGGCAGGTCCCCGAAGGGATGGCTAAACGTGCCCCAGACCGCACCAACTTCCTTGCCTCCAAAGGGCACCGTAAGCGGGAAGCTAGACTCCTCTTCGATGTTAATCTGTAGCTGTGCACTCATTATACTCTCCCTAGTCGATACAGCCCAATGCCAATGGCGTCGATGACTTCCGAATTATCGGCGTAGCCGGCCTCTCCTACAAGCTCCCGCTCCGCGTCGGTGAGCGAGCCCATGGTCCGGCTCTGGTGTTGGCTTTTACTCAGCTTGCCGGTCCACCGCGAGGGGAGCGTAGGCACGACCTTCCCGCTGTAGTCTACCACTGCACGAGAGACGCGAGACAGGAAGTAATCATCGAAGTTTGTGTTGGCTATCCTGCCGATGAATACGCCGGCCATCTCAGAGAGCTCAGTGAGGTTGCGGTGGGCGCTCCGCTTACTGCTGCGTGCCTCCATCCGCTCGTAGGCCACTGTGAGCTTGAAATTGAAGCCCTCTACTCCGTGCTCGGACTCGGCATCAAGCAGGGCCTTAGTCGCAGCCGGGGCTTCCAGCTGGGCGAGCGTCTTTCCGGCCAAGTCCAGCCCGGTGCAGACTTCTGGTGGGCCTACGTCCGCTTCCGCGTATGGGTCGCCGGTCTTGCCCGAGAAGGCAACGCCAACTAGCGTGCCGTCCCAGAATACGGCGGAGCCCGCCTCGTGTTTTCCGGGGTCAATCGAGATTAACAACTCGTAAGTCTTTCTTTTACTGCCCATCTGCGCTCTCCTCAATTCTGTTTTTAAGCATCTGATTCCGTAGCCAGCAGAGGCCGGCAAACTCTTCGGCAACATCGCCCGGCATTGCCCCGCCCCCCTCGCAGTGTTTCATTGCGGCGGCCATGAAGCTCGCTACCGGGGCACCGACAATTTTATTGTGCTGGCGCACTGCTGTGCGGTAATGCTTCTCTAGCAATATTGCCCGGATGATCGTACTTACTCCTTTGAATCGGTGGCTAGCGCCAACCCGCGGCCCCAAGCCATCGCCTAGCTGCTGGGCAAGGTAAACCACGTCCCCGTCGATGCGGGATAGCACCCCGCTCTGGAGGGTAGTGGAGTTAACAAAGCAGTAGCGCCGTAGGTTATACAGAGCCAGCGCTTCCGCAATCTTCGACAGGCTGATATGGCTATCCAACTCAATGCGCCGAAGGAATGCCGCCTGCCGCCTAAGCCGCATCTGTAAGTCTTGTGCCTCATTCACGTCGGGGCGAATAGCTGCTTGCCGGCTGCCAATGCCGAGTAAGCGGAGGCCCGCGCCCGTGGTCTCCGCGCCAATGACTTCGTAATCGGCAAACTGCCGACATCGCGACTGGGCAAATACTGACGTTACAAAGGCGGGAGGCCGCGGGGTATCAACGGGGATGATGAGCCGCCCCGGCGCCAAGGCCAGTGCGAGGTCGGTGACCGCCCGCAGCTCGGGGAGGTTGTAGCCTTCCGCTATGTAGCCCGAATCGCAGCCTTTCTTCATATCGAGGAGCGCGAGGTAGAAGTCTTCTCCGTCCGCGCCTCCCGCAATGCGATAGTAGCTCAGCTGCGGGGAGCGGGCTGTGCCGGTACAGAAAATATTCCAGCCCTCTGCCATGGCCTGTGCCGCCCGGCTGCGTAGGCGGTAGTACAGCGTAGCAAGGGCTTCGTATGGCAGGCGCTTGTCGCCGGGGTAGACCTTCTCGGCCTTGGGCAAATCAGCAAGGGCCTCTGCGGCGTTTTTATATGGTCGCATCTTGTCCCCTTTCGGTGCAGGGTCGTCAATGATTATCTGGTCGGCTTTGCGCCCTCTCATACGGTGGCCCCCATCTGCGCCAAGTACTCCCGCTGGTCGGGGTCGAGCCCGGCGGCCTCTCGGAAGTCTGCCCCTTCGAGTTTAGCGTCCCCGAAGAAGCAGCCCATCAGGCTGGCTTGTCGGAAGGTAGCCCCCCGTAGGTCTGCCTTATAGAAATGGCAGCAGGACAGGTCGGCCTCGGAGAGGTACGCAGCACGTAGGTCTGCGCTGGCGAAAGAGGTATCGCTGATATGGCTGAATCGGAAGTTGGCATACTGTAGCGAGGCCCCGGAGAAGTTGCAGTCGTCGATATAGGACCGGCGAAAGCATGCCCTGTGCAGCCCGGTGCCGACAAACTTGCAAGAAGTGACGTGCTCCTGCCTAAAACACAGCTGGGGCAGCTGCACACCGCTGAGGTCCAGCATATCTAAATGCCAGTTAGCCGGAGTGCTCCACAGTAGCCAGCCGATATGCTGGCGCCCTTCGGGGTGCATCAGCAAGCCGATAAGGCCGGACTTCCCCAGCGACAGGTGGCCATCGCGGCCTAGCACTTTGGCGAAGGTATCCAATGCCTCATCACAGGCGCGGTAGCTGCGCATGAGCTCATTATATGTCAGGTATTTATCTTCACTCATTTTCTTCCCATTTGTATTGTTGGAGTTGGTCGAATCGGAACTCTACTGCCGCCCCGCAAGAGGGGCAGCACTCTTCTGCGATAACCGGGGGGTTAGCGGATAGCTTCTTGGCCGCCGGGGGCTTGCTCCGCTCTCCTACGAAAGTCACCCATTCCTCATAGCCGCATGCGCCGCATAGGAATAGTGCCTCTTGGGTACCTTCTCTCATGGTTACTCTCCTGTTACGATGACGGGATTATAAACATTGGCTCCTGCATCTACCAGGGTGCGGCGCTGCTCTTCAAGCATCGTGCAGTCGTGAAAATACGCCGTATTTAGTCCTCGTGCGTTGCGGAGCGATGAGCTGGCAATATTGCAATTCCTAAGCTTCGTACCGCCCAAGTCTGCCCCTTCAAAGTTGCAGCGCGTAAACTGGGAGTAACTCAGCCGCGAAAACCGGAGGTCTGCCCCCGCGAAGCCGCAGCATACAAAAAGGCCACGCCCAGCTATCGAGCTATCTAAGAGGCTCGCCCCCGCGAAATTACAGGCCCTTACATACGCATCGCTAAGCTGAAGGTATCTGAGGTCCATACCGCTTAGGTCCCACCATTCCATGTCTACCCGCAACAGACCTTGATCGACTAGCCATCCGATATGCTGCCTTGCGTCTTCGTGCAGCAATAGCCCGGCCAGTCCGCTATCTCCCGCGTGCAGCCTGCCGTGGCGGCCAAACAGCTTATCAAATAGTACCCTCCCCTTCTCGCAAGCCCCTCGCACCCATAAGTCATTGTAGTCAATCCATTTATCGTATTTGCTGTTATTCATTGGTTGCCTCCCCACTCCACGTGGTCAAGAATTTCATCCGCTCCGAAGCGGCTGGCATCGAAGCCTTGGCCATCGAAGCGCAATAGGCGGAAGTCGCCGTCGAGCTCTATGCAGTGCGAGGCCATGCCGCAGTCTCGCCCAAAGTTTGCGGCCATGTTGCTATCGCCTCGGTCGATAACGTACCAGAAGCCCTGTGGAAGCTCGTCCGCAAGGTTCGGGCATAAATGGGCAGCAGGCACGCCCGGCGAGGAGACAACTACGTCAGGCGGGAGCGGCCCATCAAACCGGAAGGCAACGGGGGCCTCGGCCAAGAGCGTACCTTGGGGCGGAGGCGTCAACGGCGAGGGGTGGTCCGGGTCTTCGCCGCCGGTGAAATGGACTGCCGAGTTTTCTTCTACAATAATCTTCGCGTTAACCCCTGCCCGCACGAGGGAACCACGCTCCGCGATAATGGAGCTGCGCCGCGCCAGTGGAACGTCCACCGTAGACTCCGCACCGGCGACGATGTTGGCGGGGCCTTTGCAGCGGCGGTACTTCTTACGGCCGTTGACATAGGAGCGGCTGCCCACGATAGCCTCACTATTATTGCCGATATGCACTTTGGAGTAATAGCCGGCGATAGCCCTCCCGCCGTGGCCTACGCACGCTTCGCTATTATCGCCTATGATGGCGCGGCCATCGTCCTTCAAGTCGGCAACGCAGTACTCGCCTACGACCGCAGAGCAGAGCCCCCGGCCCTCGACGACCTGCCGCCGCCTCTGGTCGGCATGGGCTTCGTACCTGCCTAGCTCAACGCGGGGGATGATACGCCCCGTCTTACTGTCTTCGGGACCGTCGGCGTAGACACTGCCCCAAGCCCGAATATAATCCTTAATGCGGCTGGAGCCAAACTTGACCAGCTTACGCTTGAGGAAGGCAAGGGACTTGGCATAGGTGCCGGTCTGGACAATCTTTGCACGGGGGAATTTGACCTTGCCGCGCAGGTCGATAATCTCACGTCGGGGCACCTTCAATACCATCCACCGGGCGGGAGCGCTGAGGAGCGCGTGAGTATGCCCGGCGCCCCACCACCAGCCATGCAGCCCGCCGCCACAGGCCGTCCCGATATTGAGGAAGTCTGCCTCTGCTACGGCGCCGACTTCCATCGGCCACTGGTACCCGCCGTAGGACTTGTAGTTGGAACGGACAGAGCGGAGGACATAATCGCACGGTAGGTCGTCAATATCCGTGCCTTGATAGGCGTCCCGCACGAATGACATGTACTCGCCAACGGGCACATCCCGAGTGGCTCCGGGGTTGCCTACGAACTCATCTTTCGGCTCTCTGATAATCATTGTATTCCCTTTTGTAAAAGCCCCCGGACCACTAGGCCCGGAGGCGGATTAGCAAACAATCAACGCGCTGGCTCAGCTGCCGGCATACCCTTTGCGCCGGGTACTGGAGTGGCGGCCGCGCCCGCCCTTCTTCTTGCCTTGGTGCTCCGCAATCTGCTTACGGAGGTCGTCGGAGACCTCGCCGAGGATACCCATGCAGAGCTCGTAGGCTTCCATACCGGCCTCCTCAACTTCCTCCTTGTAGCAAGGGATAGTCACGGAAACCATCGGCTTCAACTTATCGTACTTGCTCCCCAGCTTGATGATAGTGTTGTTCGCAACGGTCACCTTGGCCGGCTCCACGTCGTCCGGGAAGGTCCGCACTTCCAGCTCAACCAGCTCGCCGTTACGATCGACTTTGACTTTCTTATGTTGCACCATTATACTTCCTTTTTACTCAAAGGTTCAACTCAATTGGGGCGAAATGCCGAGAAAGATGGCCCTCCTCGGGACTGAAAGTATAGCACGCCAGCATCCGCCTTGCAAGGACAAATCCGTTGAGGTCATGCCAGCGGTCGACTTTCGTAGGGGAGGGCGCTTGGAATACGTGCACCGCCCCCTCACCGTCGCTCTCCGAAATGCTCTTATCGGCGGCGTAGTGGAAGTGCGCTGTAAAGACGTAAGTGAACACTGTATCGCTCACGAGCTCGCGGGCCTCTGCCATGATGAGGTCTACCCACTCTCCGGCTTTAATGCCGTGGCCGTGGCCGAAGGCCATGAGATTGTGGCCGTAAGTAAGGTACTGGCGATACGCGGGGCCTTGCTCTGTGTGGAGCTCGACGCCCTCGATGCTCTGCGTCACCACGTCTAGGTGGTGGTAGAGGCCGCAACTCAGCGCGTCGTCATGGTTAGAGCGCACCACCACAACAGTCACCGCAGAGAAGTACCGGCGAGCCATGTTGATAAGCCGGGCCGACAGGCTATAGGCAGCGCCTACCATCTCGTGGACCTCGCACCCAAGGCTTTGCGCAGTGCCCCGCGTAGTGGACTCGTCCATCCCGTCTACGTGGAACAAGTCATTGCCCAGCACTAACACGGCTTCGTGGCTATCCACGGAACGCTCGCATAGCCGCTCCATTGAGCCCATAATCGCCTGCATGTAGTGGTCGAGCCCCGCGTCAGGGCCGAGGAAGGGCCGCTTGCCTAGGTGTATATCTGCCGGGTGGATGACCACTAGGCCCTCATCTTGGCTGAAGTCCCTATCGACCTTCGGCACGGATTCGGGGAGCCCCGTACTGTGCTGCTCAAAGAACTCTTGGAGGTGGTCGAGCTTCCCGGCTTTCCACGCCCGCCACTTCTCCGCGTCGCGCTCTGTCCGGCGCCAGCGCTTGACCTTGGCCTGCCGCTCTAGCCATGAGCGATTCATCATGCTGAGGTCTTTCAGCAGGTCTTGCTCCCCTCGGATATGGGCCTTATGCTCTTCCGCTGTAAAGGGGTCTTGGTCGTGGGTCCAACCAAGCTCTTGCTTCATCTGCATAAACCACTCGCGCGGCCAGCCGAAGGCTTCGCAGACGTTGTTTATCGTCTCCTCTGGGCCGGACTCTTCCCACCTGCTATACCGGCGCTTGGCCTCACGGACATCTTCGCCCGGTACAGCCATGCCCCTGCCCTTGCTATAGGGCAGCCAGAAGACATACACGTCGTCGGCCTTGTTATAGTGGTGCCGGATATCTACCTGCCGGAGGTTACTGTTCGTCGGCGGTGCGGCATCCGGCCCATCGCCATCGTTAGACAGGGCCTCGGGCTGTCCGTCCTCAATGGCCTCTTGCAGCTCTTGGAGCGTCGGCGTGCGCCCCATGCGTCGGCGGATGGCCGCATACATGGAATCTGCGTTTTGCTCGTAACTCTCGGCCAAATCTGTGACAAGCGCCCTTGTAGAGGACCACTCTAGCGGGGCGTACTCGGGAAGGTGTTCAAAGAATATATCATAGAGCGTCATGGTCATATCGTACCTCTACTTCAAGGGTGGCCGGCTGGCCGTTGTTAAGCGCTTCTACTGCGCCGGTAGACAAATCTAAAATATCTCGATACTCGCCATCGCCAGCACTCAGCGTGACGTAGCCCGCGCCGTCGTCGTCTAGAGCCCAGTAAGGCCCTCGGTCATTGACCGGGCAAACGATGCAGTCAGTGGTGCCCGCGTGGCAGACATAAATCTCACTGCCCAGCGGGATAGAGCGGTGGGCACAACCTACCTCCTCGGGGACGAACTCCTCGCCGTCGGCCCGTATAGAGCCGTGGTAATTACCGTCGCCGTACCACGTGGCGCTTCCGGCCTCTCTGACCGGGGGCAGGTCGGGCTCTGGCGCTGGCGCTTCACAGGTCAGTAGCATACATAGCAGTATCTCAATCATCACTTAACTCCGTGGTCTACTATCATCTCGACTAACTTATCAGTACTTACCCCGGCACGCAAGAGGTGGAACTCAATTGCTACCTCACGCGGATATGTATAGAGGTCCCTTACTATTTCGATGAGGTGCCCTATGGTGCCGGGGTCGTCCAGTACGGGGATAGGCGTCCCGGCGAGGTGCGGATAGGAATTATGTAGGCGCACTAGCCCAGCAGGGCCGCACGCCATCACCCCGCCGGCGTTGACTCTCACTACTATCCCTTCGGATACTAAGCCCACGTAGTCGATCCACTCCACGCGCATGCCGGGCTTAAAGTCAAAGTTGGGCGACCCCATAAGAGCCGCTTGGTTTCCCGTTATACCTGCCATTAGATTACCTCCCCTACGGCTAGGTCAATAGTGTACTCCGATACTTCGCCGCAGTATAGGCACTTATGGCTTACCTTGCGCAAGCGCGGGCCTGCCTCTCGGAGGGTGCGTTTATTGCCTCCCACTACCACAGGCGCATCGCAGCATCGGCAGGTGGTATCGAAGCCCCACTTGGTCTGCCCATCCTTCGGCTCTTCGGCAAGCCGTTGCTGGACGCGGTAGAGTACAAGGTAGCCCAGCAAGTCAAACAACGCATCCTCCCGGTCGTCGGGCTCTGATGTTTTAATCCGGGACAGCTTATCGTCCATACGGACTAGCAACTGCTCATCGGCAGGGGCGGTGCTAAACACTCGCGCGGGCTCCAGTGCGCTGTTGCCATACTTGCGGTTCTTCTCGACCAGCAAGTCCGCGATAGCTTCGCACTCTTCTCTGATTGCTTTTTGTGTTTTATCCATCTTTATCTCCAGCAGTTACGTGTTAGTTATCGGGCAGTAGGCGGGGGCGGCGGGTAGCGCAGCTCAAGCGCTACGAGGCAAAGTAAGGATATAAGCACCAGCGCCTCGCTGGGGGTGCCTTTGTCCATCATTACAGCACCGTAGAACAGCAAGGCTGCGCAGGCTAGCCAGACGATAGTCAGTACAATAGCAGCCCATGGTTGCATCACTTACCCCACCGCTCTTCCATAAAATTAACGTCGAAGCCAATCTCAACGTCCGGGATGAATACGTCCATGCCTTCATCGACCGCCAGCCGCACGAACTCGTCGGCCTTCTCTTGGCGGTTCTCGTCGACAATCTCAATGCAAAATTCATCGTGCACGAACAGGACCATACGGTCGCCGTAGAGCGGGGAGCTTTCCTTCTCCCAACAGGCGCTCTGGATCTCCCATGCGGCTTTTTTGCATCCGTCGCCGACGAGACCTTGGAAGGGCGTGTTGGCAGCCTGCGTGAGGCGGTTGCACCGCCGCTTTCGCCAGTTATCGCGGAACTGCCCACCGGGGCCGAGCTGGGGGATAAGGTACTCATTCCAGCCGACCTTGCAGGAGTTTAGCCAGTTGAGGTAAGGCCCCTTAACTCCCGGATAGGTATCGTGGTAGGCGTTGTAGATAGCCTCGCAAAAGCCTATATCCACGGCCACGCCGAACTTCCGAATATCCTGTTGGTAGGTCTTGGGAGAAGCCATGCCGCCAAAGCCGTAGTTGGCACCCTTCATAAGGAAGCGCCCCCAGTCGACCTCTTCGTCGCCGTCGTGGTACCGGGCGTATAGCTCGCTGTAGTCTGTATCCCAGTAGGAAGCCAGCAAGTGGAGGTGCGGGTCGCGGCCCTCGTTAAGCATCTCGCCCATGGGCGTCAGGTTCCCGCCGTTGATAGCCGCCATGACCTGCGCCAGCGAGGCCATCTCAATCTGACTGTAGTCGGCCACCATGAAAATGCGGCCGTCGCGGGGCACAAAGCCTCCGCGGATATGCGGGCCGAAGGGGCCTTCGTCGCCGTTTTCCTTGCGGCGCTGCTCGTCGGCATTTAGGTGCGCAGGGATGTTCTGAAAATTGGGAGACCGGCAAGAGCTCCGGCCCGTGCTAATCAGCGTAACTAGCCGGCTACACAGCGACCTATCCCCCGCGTCCAGCATCGGCTCAAGGTAGGTAGTGTTCTGCTTTGAGAGCGTGCAGAACTCGGAGTAAGCCCGCATAATCTCGACGGTCTCGTCGGCATTCTCCAGCGTGAACAGCCCCGCGGACTCCAATTCCTTTACGGCCTTAGAGGAGAGGCTTACGTTCTTGCCCGAATCAGTCATCATGGGCTCTTTTCCGAGGCGCCGCCACGTCTTAGCGAACAGCTCCCTCATCGGCTTTTGTTTATTCACGCCATCGATGCGCACGCCAGCGTCGCGGAGGACTTCGGCGCGGGGCTCCATCTCACGGATGTTGTGGTCGTAAATCCAGCCGGCCCATTCCGGGTCGCACATTATGCCCCAGCTCGTGGTGAGGCCAAAGGCGAGGTCTCCGCACAGCTGAAAGTACTCATTAGGCCCATGGCGCTTGCCCTTGAGCGCGTTGTAGACGCGGGCCGTGGCCTCTGCATCAGTGAGGGCGTACTCTAATGCGGCCTCCGGCCAGTCTTCAAGCGGTACGTCGTCGAGCTCGTTATACCGCATCCGCCAAGCGTCGCCGCCCGACTTGCCCGTGAGCTCCATGTTGGCGTACTCTTTCGCCATGTAATCAAGCTTGTAGTTGGTCTTCGTGCACTCCCCGCGCTCAAAGATGAGGCGGAGGGCTTTGGTGATGATTGTATCGTGTACGCGGCCGGCGCGGTACATGCCCCAGATAAGGCTCGTCATATCCCAGCCCTGCTCCATATGGCAGGTGTAGGAGCTAACCAACATATCGAAGGTAACGTTGTGCCCTACGAGGTGAACAGCGTCGTCCTCTGCCCACTCCTTAAAGATATGCACCGCGTCGGCGCGGTGGGCGATATGGCGCTCCCCCGGACTGTCGAGGCTGGCCCACGTCATACAAATCCCCAGTGGGATCTGCTTCGTCGTCGCCTTGCCGGACTCTACGATGGGGTAAGTTTCCCAGTCGAATGCTATCCATCTTTCGTTCGTATCACTCATACTTCCCTTTAATAGCGGGGCGTACTCCCCCCGGAGCACGGAATATTAGCCAGTAGGCAGCTCGGGCTGGGCGCTGAATAGCGAGGCGGCTTTGCGCCCCTCTTCGGTGATGGTGGCAATGCGCCCATGCTCCGCATCTTCGGTGATGGTGATGAGGCCACTGTCTCGCAGCACGGCTGCGGTCTTGTGGTGGACCTTACCCAGCCCCATGCCGATGCGCATGAATCCGTCGTCGCCGCTCTGCTCTACGAGTTGTTTGAGGGCTTTAGCTTGCTTCGTTGAGAATCCAAACATGTTACTTCTCCTATGGTATTACGTCATTACTTTATTGGTCGGTGGGCTCTTGCTCCGGCTCTTGCTCCGGCTCTTGCTCCGGCTCGGGCTCGGGCTCGGGCTCCGGCTTCCACAGCGCTCTATAGCGGTCTTCACCGTGGCGCGAAGTGATGCGCAGTAAGCGAGTTAGCGCGTCCCGATAGCGGATGGGGATAGTATGGCATACGCAGTTGCCGCCAAGCTGGAGGCAGCCGCGCTTGCTATTCTTATCGCAGTCCGCAGTATCCAACGTCACTGATAGCTTATCGCGGTATTCATCCGGGTGGGGCCGCGGGGCGGGGGCTTCTGGGTCAGGCATAAGCACCTCTTAGTTAGGGTTATAGGGTGGGCGATGCAGGGCCTCCCGAGGAATCGAACCACGGAGCGTGCAGTCGATAGAGAAAAGGGAAGAAAAACTATCTGGGCACGCCGCTACCAGCAAGGCCATAGCCCCCTGCGGGGCGTTAGGCCGGGTAATCAGTTGAGCATGCCGGCAAGCTCGGACAGGACACCGCTCATCTCACCGTCGATTCCGAGGGCCTCCTCAAAGCCGGAGAGGGCCTCCTCTTGGGTGCGGTAAATCGGCATCGAGGTGAGGTGATTGGGCGGGCCGTACACGACCACAATATCAAGCGCGGACGCCAGCATATGGAAGTGGGCGAACAAGGACGGCTCGCAGGTGTCCAGAATGAGGCCGACAATTTTGTCTTCCATCTCCGTAGCGGCCTCGCGGATGGCCCCGAGAAGGAGGGTAACATCCTCACCGCAATCGCTGAAAACAAAGTCTTCGCAGTGGATACGCCTATCGGCGTCGGCGATGAGCCTCGTAGCCGCGAACGCGGGCGGGGCGTAGACGTTATTGATGTTCCGGGTATCATCCTCGCCGGTGACGACAACATCGCGGCCGATATAGTCTTCCGGGTCGGCGTTGGAATCGCTGATGAGGAGGAAGTTGAATTTGACATCTTCTTGCGCTTGGTCGCTCATTTACTTACCTTTATTTCGGTATTGTATGGAATGGTCGGGAGGGGCCTTGCGGCCCCCGTGCTACGCCTATCTGCTTAGGCGCTCTTAGCTCGCATCTTCTTCCAGCCGCCCTTCTGGACTTCGTGGTAGAAGTTGTACTCCGTGCCGGCCCAGTCGGCGCCGCCGGACTCTGCGAAGTCGAGGACGAACTGCTGGCCTTCGTCGGTGTGGTGCATCCACTCAAGGCTCTTGCCCGCAACCTCAGCAATGAGGCGGAGCATGTTCTTTGTCTCCTGCCGCTGGGCAGCAGGCTTACGGGTCTTCGTATCGCCGTCGAAGTAGGCCGTGTACTCCTTGCCCTCCAACAGCTGCGTACCCTTCGCGTCGACCACTTCGATATGGAAGAGGTAATACTCCTCGCCGTCGGTGGCCTCGCCCTTGTCCTCACGGATGTTGGTCGAGAAGCCCTTGAACTCCCCGATAAAGTCGAGCTCCGGGTCGTCCGGGCGGCCATTCAGGCGGAGTTTTACGCCCTGCTCTGCGGCACTATTACCATCATCATCGGCGAGGTCATCTCCAAAATATGCGTCCAGTGCTTTCATTTCGCTGCCTTATCTTCTAGGTTATCTGCCAGTACTAGCTTCTGTTCACTCTTGATTGTCTTCTTGACGTACTCCGCGTCACGCTTCCCTTTATCTAGGCAGCGTGCGAGCACCCTTGTAGTGCTATTTACATAAGCTCTCACCTCCTCCTCTTGGCCCGGCCTGTGCGTCCGGCCTAGTACTTGCTCCCACAATCTCCCACCCGTCGGCGGCTGTAGGAACACATTGATTGAGTAGTCTTGCAGATTAAGCCCGGTGCCGTGGCTACTCAGACTAACGGCTGCTACTGTGGGCTTGTCTCCGAGGTCGGCACCTCGGGGCGGTGCATCTCCCCGTCCGGGGACAGCAATATAACACGCCTCGGGCTCCCATGCAAGCTCCGATTGTAGAAAATCCCGGATTGCCCGCGAGCGGTACCACAACAGTATATTCTCCCCGGTCTCCCTTGACAGGGCCTCGCAGAATCGTAGGGTACAATAAATCGGATTAGTGTCAACTACTATTGTCTCGACATCCGGCTCCGGCACGTCCGCAAAGGGCTCCCACCTATCCCAGCGCGGGTCGCTGTATTCGCCAGAGCGGAAGGCGTTCATTATCCGAGCATCGGTGAGGCGGCCAAACTTCTTGCGCTTCTCCGAGCGGTATTGCTCTGTGATGAGCTCATCTCGCTCGCGGCGGGCACGGCGCCAAGCCGCGGTATGGCATTCCTCATATATCCGCTGATAGTAGAAGCCGATAGGGAGCTGCTTAACTTTGTTGGCGGCGTCTGTTTCGCTGGTCACGTATGCATCGTCAGGCAGTTGCGCGTCCTCCTTAATCTTGGTTATAGCTTCGGCCAGCTCATCGGGTAGCTCGTAGTAGTACTGGCCCACTCCGATGGGGCCATCGAAAGCCGTACCCTCTTGTAAGAGTACCCCCGGCGCCGACGCCAGTACACGATGGTACGCTTCATAATAAGTCTCGCTTTCATCTTTGTTGAGCTCCCAAGCGGTGGTGCGATAATCCTGTGCAGTGGGCGGTGCCTGCGGCCTGCTATCTATGACTCGCGACATCGACTGCAAACGCGACCAGCCGAAATCACTGAACGGGTCAGGCAGGGGCATATCGTCGCGGAGGGCGAATTTCAGCAAGTGGGCATACTCCAAGATTGACTTGCCAGTTAGCGTCCCGCTCATGGGGATAAACACGCAGTCGGGGTTCTCCCGCATGTACGTGATGAAATAAGCGGTGCGATTGCTGGACTTGTTAGCGAGCATGTGGCACTCATCGGCCACAATAACTTTGGGCTCCTTTTCCCAAAAGTACCGCTCGTTACGGCTTATCCAACTGTAAGACTTATAGTCTGTCGGCTTTAAGTCAAGCTTGTCTTTGAATTTATTGTACTCGTTATCAGCCTCCTTGACGAGCTTGGCCTTGGTTAGCGCCAGCACGTCGTCCGGGTGAACGGATAGGGCTTGGTGGGCCAGCATCGTGAGGAGCGTTTTGCCCCCGCCGACGCCGATAGAGAAGAAGCCCTTGCCGTGCTCTTCGAGCGTCGACAGGGCCGCCTGTTGAATATCAAATAACCTCAAGTACACGCTCCCTTGCATCCTCACCGTACTCTTCGGCTACGTGGTCGGCTATATGCCTGCACACTTTCCGGTAGCGTAGAGAGATAGCTTGCCGGCTCAGGCCGCGGTCATCGGCTATCTTAACTGCCGGCACCTCGTGGAGATAGTGCAGCTCAAAGATGACGCGGTTCTCCTCGGTGAGCTCCTTTAGGGCGGGGCCAATGATTGCCATGAGCTCATCGCGAGCGCTATCTACGCTGGCTTGTTGGGCAGGGGGAGACGCCACCTCCATGGCCACGTCGCGGGCCCATAGAGCCTGCGCCGGGCTGCCTCCGCAAGGCACGCCGCGGAACGCCTCATCATCCATCGGAGACGGGCGGCGCGGGTGGAGAGATATGGCGCAAGTGCGGGCTATCTTAGGGTCCATCCCGTCTTCGATTAACCAGTCGCAGAGCTCCTCGGTGCTGTAGTCTTTGAGCTCGTGCCATCGGCTCAGTACCTTGCGGACTCTGGCAGAGCTGCTAAACCGCATTCCGTAGCGGTCGTAGCGCTTATACCTGCGGTAGCCGGAAATGTAGTACCGGAGCCAGCTCAGGAAGGTACGGCCCCCCTCGGGCTTGTAGGTATCCATCGCCTTATACGCTTGGATAACGCCGAACGGTATCCAGTCTTCGTGGCCCTTGAAGTAGGTCCCCCCGCCGGCACCCGCCTGCGGCGAGCTGCCCAGTAGGAAGGGGATGATGGAGAGCACAACACGCCGCCCCGCCTCCTTATCGCCCTGCTGGTATGCAACCACAAGGCGGTCGCACTCGGCAGCCTCTAGCGGCTCGTAGTCCTTCGTCAGGTCAATCTCAGGTGGCGAGCTCATTTAGCACCTCCATTTCTTCCGCAGTGGCGTCCTCAAACGAAACCCAGTACTCAGCCAGCGAAGCGGCAATCTTACCCTCAGTCACCTTGCCCACGTAGCTGAGGTGGTCTAGGCCTCCGTGCTCCATAATATAGGCCACAAGCTGCGCGAGGGTATAGACCTCGACTCCGTGGAGCTTGCTTTTGGGCCGGGGAGTGACGCCATCGAGCACGTCAATCTCTTTTTCGGGGATGGGAGTAGGGAGGACTCTATCGCCGCACTGCGGGCTATTTGGATTCATCTCTTCACCTTTCTCGAATTTAATTTTATCTGCATTCTGCTGATTATGCCAGATGAGGAACTTAAGCCCCGTGTAGCCGTGGGGATTATAGGCGGGGCAGTTATCATAGTACGGGCACGGCTTCCCATACTTGTAGCACGAAGCCCGGTTTGGCTCCACGTCTTCGGGCGCCTTGCGGGCATCTTCGATGGCATCATTCACGAACATGTTGAAGTAGTTGAGGCACGACTCCAAGTAGGCCGGGCTATAGTGGTGGCTATAGATGGTCGGCGGGTAGCCCGTGGAATCGCGCACCACGTTGATATGCGCGACGACTACGCCCTTAGCGGGTTCCCACTCCCCGGTGGCCTTGGCATGCGCGTAGACAAGCGAGGCATAGTAGGCGGTCTGGGGGAACTTCTTGAAATCCTCCGCGGTGCGGGGGGCGTAGCCCAGCGAGCCGCGGGTCTTGTAGTCAGACACAACAGGCGTGCCGTCTTCGCGCGTATGGAAGAGGTCAATATGGCCGTGGCCGACGGTGCCGTGGTCGCCCAGAGGGACCTTCCAGTCGTAGACGTTCTTCTCTGCCACAGGCGAATACTCGCGGATGATTGTCTGGAAGTGCTCCGAGCCGATGGTGTCCTCTACTCGGCGCTTCACGTCGGGCCACATAAGCCGGGTGCCGGGCTCTTCGTCGTCGCCCAGCAGGGCGTCCTCATAGAATGCCTCGTGGGGGAGCTCATTCTCGCCGTAGTCCCCCGTAGGGACCTCGGCCATGGCGGCCTCTAAGCCCTCCATGCTATCCATATCGAAGTGCACGTAAGCCTGCATAGCATCGTGGTACAGGTTCCCCCATCGGGAGTGGTCGCTGCCGATATTGATGCCGTGGTCAAGGTCATACCGGAATTTACGGTCGCAGTCTATCCGGCGGCTAATCGCCGTGGAAGAAATCCACAATTCTTTCGGGTCGAACTCTTCTTTACTATCACTCATCCCATCTCCACTATCTTGTTAGAAGTACCGGCGTTACCGCCGTTGCTGTGCTCTTTATCTTTGTCCTTGCTTCGGGACGTGGCCGCTATCAGGCTATCGGGGTCCATGATGTTCTGGCTATCAGCGAGGCGGGCCAGCACCGTCGCGTCAATCTCCCAGTAGCGTTTCATCGAGCCCTGCCGCCGGAGCCGCTTCTTGGAGTTGTTCGCCAGCGAGCGCAGGGCCTTGGTGCGGCTATGCGGGCTGGGCGGCTTATCGAAGTCGTTATTACGGATATTGCTCCAGTTACTAATCAGGCCGTTGGCATTAACGAACAGCTTGCCATCAAACCACCGGATACCGGGGCAATTGTAGTCTTGTGCGACTGCCATAATAACCGTCTCAGCTATCTCGCCGGCTCTGCCGACATTAGTGACTAAGCTCTCCGTAAAGTCCGAGCTCCAGCCTTCCACTAAAAACCTTTGGTCGGCCTTGTACTCGTGGTTCTCTTCGAGCCACAGGACGTGCTCCGCGATTCTACCATCCGCCCAACTCTCTGTCAAGTCGTGGGTATTCTCAAATCCGCGGTCGGCAGTCATCTCAACAAGGTACTCTTCGGCGGCGTTATCCGCTCCTCTATCGATATAACCAACACGGCGTTTAATCGCCTCTAGGTCTTCCGAGTTGAGGTCCTCGCGGATGGCAAGCGCATCCTCGTTATTCGCAGTGATGAGTACCCGTGGGTACCCGAGTACAGTATACTCGGAGCGGTTCTTTTCGTTGACAGAGTGCGTGCCGTTACCTACCAACTGGCGGAAGAGCGAAGAGTCGTTCTTAGTGAAGGCGTCAGTAGGGACCTTCTCGTCGGCCACAACCAGCGGGCAGTGGGCGAAGCTAGACTGGAACTGGTTGACGATCTCGCCGTACTTTGTGAACTCCCCATGGCGAGAGTGGAGCCGGGCTAGGCCAACGGCCAAGAGCCCCTTTCCGATGGAGTTGGGCCCGTTGACATACAAGGCACAGACCGGACGGTCTAGGCGGGGATAAGCCGCAAGCCAGTTGAGGCCCCGCTGCTCGTGCGGCCCGAAGAGCGCAGATAGCCAGCCCGCTACGTCTTCGTGGTAGGTAGGGATGAGCTCCGGGTCTTGCTTGGCCGTGGGCATAAGGAGCTCTTGGTAGTCCTTATCATAGTGGGCAGAGTCCGCGTTGTAGGAGTAGATAACCCGACGGAGCGGGCTGGAGTAGTCTCGGAGGATAATCCGGTTCTGCATGGCCTCCCAGATGGGGTCCATGGCCAGCATCGGGCAGTGGCGCTTGAGGGCCGCTAGTATCTGGGCCTTGTCGGTGTATGCGTGCGAGTAAGTCCGCTCCGTGGAATCCCAGACGTAGTATTCGGGGCTCTGCATTAGCACGAGCTGCTGCTCAATCTCTTCGCCGTCGCAGTCCAACGCCTCTCGGGCCTGTTTCATGGCCCTCTTACGGTCCTCCTCAGTCTCCTCTAGGTGGCCAGCAAAGGCAGCTGCCGACCATTCGCATATCCGCCAGAGCTCCGCGGGGTCTTTGCCCATCTGGACGCAAGAGTTGTACAGGAGGCGGTAGGGCTTTAGTGGGTCCGCGCTCTCGTAGATAAAGGAGAGCTCTAGAGCCACCTTAAGCAGTGTGGCATGCCGCTTGCCCACAGGCGCTCCCAGCGCGCCCCGGTAGAGGTCGTCGGCCAGCTGTTTGTTCACGCTCTTGACCGGCTGCAACTCCGCCCTTTTGACCGTCTCAGAGAGGTCGGCAGGCCGGTCGCGGGCCGTGGTCTCGCCGAGGGACTTGGGCTTGGCCTCCTCGTGGTTTGCAGGGTCGATGGCCAGCTCCGGCACGTCGTCAAGCCTGCCGTGGGGCAGGTCCCTGCCGCGGGCGAACGGGCCGTAAAACATCCGCGTCCAGTCCGTGGTGCCCGTATCCGTAGCGATGCCCGCAGCATTGAGCTTACGGTGGACCATAGCATTGGCGCTATCGGCGAACTTGAGGGGGATAGCAGCTTCGAGCTGCCATACCAGCCGCATGCCGTGGGGCGTGCGGTACCACGCCGGCGCCGGCAAGTCGGTACTGGCGACCTTGCCCAGCACCCCTTTGTGCCAGTTGTCCGGGGGGACTTCGTGGTCTTCGTAATCAATATCAACAAGCACCGCAGTGTAGGCATAGCGCGAGGCCCCAAAGCGGGCGATAGAGGACTTAAGGAGGCGGGGGCACTGGGCCTTGTCTTCGTCTAGCGGGGCATACCCGCAGATGAGGAGCGCGCCGCGGCTCTGCTTGGCCAGTGCCTCTTCGAGTGTCATGACAGGAGCACGGGGGGTCGTGCAGCGGCCTTGGCCGGACCAGCCCGGAACGTTTAGCCGATTAAATAGAGTAACATTCATCTTTACGCCTTTGGTGAAATACAGAGTTACTGATTGGACTGCGGGGTCACGAGGTACTGCACACAGGGGAAGAGCGGGAACGCATACCCAACACTATACGGAATGACGTGGCCCCGCTCGGTGGGCTCGCCAGCTACCATAGCTTTGAGGTCCGCACCCGTGCGCATGGAAGGGAGGGTAAGCCCTTTTCCGGCCTCATGGTGCCAGACCAGATAGTAAGGGGAATCGGGGAGCTCGCCATCGCCGCCAAGCGGGTGCCAGCAGGTATCGGCGGGGGAATCGTCGGCGGAGAGGAATAAGCCGCTCCGGAGCGGGTCCATATATAAGCTTGCAGTAGAGGCGTAGCGGCGCGTTGCCCAAGTGGCGAAGTGGGACAAGTTGGAGCGCCAGCCTTCGAGGTAGGCCGCGGGCATGCCAAGCAGGGATAGAGCACGGAGAAACTCCGATAGTATGTACTCGGCAGCGACGAGCTTACGGGGTCTGGAGCCCAGCTCCGTGGCCGGGAGCTCGGGAGGCTTGCCGCCATAGGAGTAATCTAAGTCGAGCTCAAAGCTCGGGCACTTGTCGGAGGAGGAGATAGTGATGCCCACAGGAATGTGGTCCGGCACCATAGCCGGGAGGACATTGAAGATGCGGACATCCGGGGTCGCCCCTTCCACGTCGAGGTCCACGCGGAAGGTGTACGCGTCCCGCCTAAAGCGTACACGGGGGCGGGTGCGGGAGGCGCTGGCAGAGGCGAGGGAGCTGAAGAACTTACGCAGCACTTCAAACACGCTGTCTTGGATGGGCGGCAGGCAGCCATACGGCATGCGGGGGAACCGGGCAGCAGCGGGGGCGGTATAATCTCCCTCAGCAAAGCGCGTGAGGCCGTAGCCCCCAGTCAAGTAGAACTGGCCGCAATCGTCGAGGACCATGAAGAGGTCGGAAGTGGGGCCGGAAATATCCTCCACTAAATCCTCCGGCAAGTACCACTCAAGCGGGCCGATACTGGTAAGGTGTTGGGCGTGCGAACCTTCGTAACTATCTTTCCGTCTACTAATCATTACTATCCTTTTACTTAGGCAGAGGGGAGGAGATTATTCCCAGCTATCGGGGAGGAGCGAGTTGGCCGCGGTAGCGAGGGCCATGGCATTGATTATCACGGGCCAGAACAGGAGCATGATAAAGGCGATGGGCAGGTCATCCATATTGTCGATGCAGCAGATGAAGATGGACAGCGAAGTAGCGATATATGCGTAGAATGCGTATTCCATTTTTAGCCTTTAAGATAAAAGTACTTGTCAATGTTGCGTCGCGCCATGCCGAAGGGCGGCGGTGCGGGGGCGAATCCCTCTACGTTGCGCCGCATCAGCAGCGGCTCCAGCGCGCCGAGGAAGGTGGCCACCAGAGAACGGTAGCTACCACGGTCGTAGCGCAGTGTCAAGTTGAGGTCCAGCCCCTCCGCTTGGATGCCGTCGCGGTTGGTGTTCAGAGCGGAGATGGTCAAACGGTTGAGAAGCGCGGTGTTACGTCTGCCCATGACAGTGCCGATGGAGAGGCGGTACTCGTCTTCGATGCGGACCACGTAGCTGAAGTCTGCGGGGGCGTCTTCCGGCGTGGCGTAGTCTTCGGTGCCGAAGATGCAGCGGGCCATGCGCTCTGCCCAAGACAGCGTGTAGTGGGGAGGCCCATAAAACTCGCCTTCGCCTGTATCTACCCACCTCGCCGTGTAGCGTGCGCCAACCCCGCGGGGCGAGCCGTTACGGGCGCGGATGGGGGTTACTTCTTCTTCCTGCGCATCCCAGACGACGTTCAGGGACCCCACTTTCAATTCCGATAGGGCGGTCAACACTTGCCACATATAAACTCCTTTTACTGGTAAATAGGGCCCACAGCGGGCCGTGCATGCTATGGGAGATTATAGCAAAAGCAGGCTGAATGTCAAGTGAAGGGTCGGCCCCCCTTGCCCTCGCGCCAAGCGCGCCAAGCTCCCGTTGTTTTCGTCGTATGGCGAGGATAAAGCCCCTATATGGCCGAATAGCCGTGCGCCGAGGGGGGCTTGTGACGGGGCTAAGTGCCTGGAATCGTTGAGGAATCGGCGTTTTGTGACGGCTACCGGGCCTTGTGACACCCTTGTGACAGGGGGGCCGTCACACCGTATCGGCCAGCTATAGCCTCGGATCTCGGCTTTGTTCCCCCATTTGTGACACCCCTTCTATAAGTTAGTAGGAATTTCAATCTGTACAGAATTTAAGAAAAAAGCATATTATATATATATAGTAATAGGGCCACCCCGTCACGCCGTCACATCTAGCCCGGTCAGATCGCTTAGCCGAGGCTATAGGCGGGCGAGCCGCCGTGACACCCCCCGCGTCACATTGCCGTCACACCCCGTCACAGCTGTCACAGTCGTCAACGCCCTCGCCGGGTGGCGCTTGCGCTGGGGGCAGGTCGGTGCGCTCGCGGCAATCATCGCAGAGGGAACACTGCCGTAGGCGGGCCTCCAACACTTGGATATATTCGCGCTGCCTGCCCAGCGCATCATGGGAGCGCTCTACGTCGGCCCGAAGGCGGTGGTAGAGGCCCTCTTCGCTATCTGCGCGGAGGCGCTCTAGCTCTAGCTTATGGTCTTCCCGGTGCTTCATCCGCTTGACCAGCAGGTAGAGCACTAGGCCGATGATGGCCGCCCCTCCTCCTGCGCTTGAGGCTATGGTTATAATGGCCTGTTCCACCGCTGTTTATCTCCTTGTACGGTTGTCTAGTTTCTCCGGGTCCCTAGTCTTCCAATCTGCCGCTCCAAAGTCCACATGGATGAACTTGTCATATTGGAGTATGCGCACGTCGCCTTCGCACTCCTCAGCGAGCTCCACGGCGAGGGCTCGAAGCCGCTCCATGGCCGGCTGGGTGTACTCAAGAGGCTGTATATCCATCGCGCGGAAGGATAGGTGCTCTGATTGCGGTGCGCCGCCGACTTCGCGGTTGTATAGGTAATTACGGTACCCATTGATGCACCGAATAGCGGCCCCGAACTGCCTACGCAGCTCATCGGCGAACTCTACGGTAGGACGGATGTTCCGCTGTAGCTTAATAGGCGGCGCCGATACCTCGCCCCAGCGGGGGAACCTACATAGCTCCTCTGCCCGGAAGTATTCGATACCCCACTTGTCGAGTTTGTCTTGTAGATGCCTCAGCCCCAGTCCCATTCTATACCTCCTTCCTCAGTAAACCAGATACGCCTGTACTTGTCTTCCCGTGCGCTAGGCGCTACGCTCATCAGCCGGCGAGCGCCGAAGGTATTGCTCCACTCCCTATCCTCGTGTAAGTGCCCGACGAGCATCAGGTCGCAGTCGATGCGCTCTTTCAACTCCATGCGGTCGCTAAGCCGCCTAGTGGGGTTACCGCTGCTGGGGCAGTGGTGGAACGTCACCACGCTGTGTTTGTCCGGGGCCGCGTCGATTAGCGCCTGCGCCCGGTCCATCTGCTCTGTACCCAGCCGGCCACTCGCTAGGAACGTCTGGCTGCGCGAGCTATTCATGTTTACTATGATGAGCTCCCCGACTTCTACGTGGTGCGGATAGTCGTCGGGCCGGTAGCCGCATAGCTCCTCTACTAGTGCCTTGAAGTGCTGCACAGCGCTGTCTTGGAGGATGAGCCCCAGCGGGCCGTTATCATGGTTGCCCTCGGAGACCTCGACTAGGAAGCCTGCCTCTTTAAGGGGCAGAAGGGCGTAGAGCGCGCTAATCTTCTCCCGCTCTGTCATAGAGCTCACGAGGTCGCCGGATATAACGACGACGCACTCCTCGGGGTCTTCTTGCTTTATGATGCGGCGCACCAGCTTCCTAGTGGCCGCTACCATATTCCCGGAGAAGCGGAAGTCGTGCATATGTAAATCAGAAATATGTATCAGCTTAGTCATTAGTTGTAATCCCTTGAGAAGTCTTTGTCAGCCCAAATAGGTGAGTCAAGGTATGAGACTCTAATATGTACCTCTAGGAACTCATCAACCGTCACTGGCCTTGAGTTAGCGTCTTCCACTACGTCAGACAAAGTTTGAAGACCACTCTCTGCGGAAATAAATGAGATGTTGACGAAAGTCTCTTCACCCTCATCTGGCAGTACCTCAAAAATAGGGGTAAGGGCCGCAGCGAAGGTTTCCCCGCTTGCTTTACTAAGGTTTCCGCCGCTAACCTGTACATCTAGTAGATCGCTACTATCGTGGCCGCCTCCTGCAAGGTTTCCAGTATACAACTCGAAACCCTCAGCATTAGTACTTGGCGATACATTAATAAGATTTGTATCTTCACGAGTACCTGCACCGCTAACTACACCAATTAGTTGGAATAGAAGGGTAGAGCCGTCCTCCGGATCTTCAAAGATTCCGAATATGGCTCGGAGGAATACTTGCGCGGGGGTATTAAAGCTACGAATACCGTCGACTTCTACACCTCTATCCAGGATTAACGCGGAGCTAGTGCCTGTAGGCGCTTGAATGTCTGGTGCCAGCGTAGAGCGGAGAGTAGTCCCTGCGGAGGAGATGGGTCGGTGTGTGATATACTCCCCAGATCCGGTATTAAGTAGGGCTCCAACATCGTCCGTGAGGATCTGTTCGCCGGCAGTGGTTGCTGCAATCGCACCAAAACCTCTAGGCCCTTCTATAACGAACCCGCTGGGGGAGTTTTGTAGTACCTTTAGGCCCTCTGCTTCATTGCCGTCGCCGTCGCTGTAGTCAATGTGTTCTTCAAGGTCTATCTTATCCACAGAGCGTTCATCGCTGCCGCCGTCATGTACGTGGTTCCCGATGAAGTAGCTAAGCCATTGTATCCATCGGCTAAAGGCCCGCATCAGCCAGTTAAATTGCGCATGGCCGGGAGGCTCTCCAAAGCCCCAGCCGGTGTCCCGTGTATCGGAGGCGGGCTCCTCTGGAACGGTAGAGTTTTCTTGGGGCGGGGCTATGCCGCTTTCCGCCCATTCGATATTGTCTTCAGGCTCTTCTGTAATTGGACTCATGGTTCTATTATCCTCGCTAATCCGCCTTCGTTAAAGCCCGGCCCAGTATTGAACCGGAACATATCTTCTTCGCCTTGAATCGCATCGAACTTAATCCCTGCCGGGGTCAGTATCCGTAGGAACCGCCAGAGCCGCTTTACCTCGTCTCCGGGCAGGCCGCCAGCGACGGCCAGCGTTAGCCGGTACCACGCGGGACCTTGGTCGTAGAGCTCTACTTCACCGTCAGATACGAGCTCCGCGAACTCTAAAATATCCGCCACACTGCCTACACTATTTAACGCCTTGTACTTCCCGCGGATTATGTCAAGCCACTTATCGTCGCTCAGGGCACCCTGCGGCTCGCGGAGTAGCTGGCTCCATATGCGCAGTGTCTCTTCGGTGCCGGAGTCGAATGCTAGTCCGTCAACTTTAAGCTGGTGCGCCAACCCTTCAAAGTAGTTTACCACGCTGGCCGCAGCGTCCGCTAAGCGCATTGTCCCGGAGCCCACCCAGATACCCAGCAGGTAATTCCGATAGATTGCCGGGTAATTGTCTTCTGCCTCGAAATCATATCTCATCGGAAGCCACCGTTGCGAGGTTTACGCTGGGCACGACCATATACTCGAACGCCGCAGGCTCGAATACCCCCATATCAGTGAGGGGCACGCCGTTAAACTTCGGCACGTAGTTAACTACCCCGTCTACGCCTTGGATCGCCCCGATAACATCAAATACGCTAATGCCCCGGCCCAGCGGAGTTGAGCGCACCAAGTCAAGCGTGGCCTCCGCTACTTCAAACGCTACCGTATCCGCGTCATAGTCGGGGTCGTAGATAACTATCCCGGTAATTTCTACCTCTAGCTCTGCCGCGTAAGAGAAGCGGAGAGGGTAGCCCGACCGAAAGGTCTCCACAGTCAGTCCGTCGAGCTCGGGGGGCGCGGCCTGCGTGATGCCGGGTGCGGAGTTTTGTTCTATAATGTCAAACAGCTCCTCCTCTTCTTCTTGCGTAAGCTCGGGAGGGTATACGATGGTAGCCAGCGAGTGGGGAGGCAGCGTCACTTGTTTGACGACCTGCTCCTCGCTCTCCGGGTTATGCACGACCTCTGCCGTCTCCACAAAGGGCAGCTCGCGGATGGTATCGCGCAGGCCAAGATAGGAGATTCCATTGCCGGCCTTGGACGCCTCTCGGAGCCGCGCACGGTAGCGCTCGTTCCGCTCTCGGGGCCGCCCTCGGATAGCCGGGTTCTCGTTGCCCAGCACGTCGATGCCCGCCGGGTCAGTCAGGAGCTCGGTAATCTCGCCGGAATCGGCAAAGATGGCCCCATCACTTACGGCCTCTACGGGGATTTCCGCGGTCTCCTCTGCATCAATCGTAACCGCCTCTAGAGACACCCACTCTTCCCCGTTGTCATCTGCGTACACGTCGCCGGGGCTCCGCGTGGTGGAGCTGCTCCCCGTGTTCTCAATCGTAACGCGGGCACGCGACTGTGTGGCCGCTCTGCGGGGCCTTTTCAGCAGTGCGCCCCACACTTTGTCGAGGGCAGGGCCGGGAGCGGACTCCAGCGACAAGCAATCCCACAAATCTTGGATAGTGGCGCCTAGCGGTGCAAGCATCTGCGCGTGGGCGATGCTATGGGCACCGAGGAAGGTGTCTTCTCCCCAGTCTTGCTCTTCATCCGCTATTCCCTCGTAGGTATTACGATAAATCTCCAGTATCTCTGCTGCTGTGGGTATCTCCGGGCCGCCGGGGCCAATGAAAGACATATCAGATTCCTACGTGTACAGTATAATTGCGGGGCTCTTCTTCGCCGTCTAGCAGTAGCCGCAGCTGAATATCGACGCTGGCGTCCTCGGGGTCTACTTCCATATCGAGGCCGGTAATCTTCTCGACGCCGGGCGTATCCTGTATAGCAGCGAAGATAAACTCTTTTGCCTCTTCAACAGGGAAGGGCATACTCTGGAGCCACTTGTCCCAGTCAAGGCCAACTCTATCGTCCAATATATACTCGCCAGACTTTGTGTTTAGTCGAATAAAAACTCGCTGCACTGCTGCCGGAGGCCCCTCAACAGACTTCCTTACGTCGGCCCCTCTCTCGCTGTCCCACTTAATTATCGACATATACCGTCTCGCTATTTAGGTCTTCGCTAACTGTGAATGTAGTATCCGGGCTGCCGGTGCTGGTGGTGCCGCCTTCGCTATCCGTAGCCGGCTGGGTGTAGCTATGGCTGTGCGCATCATACGCCTGCTTCAAGTCTTGCAGCTGGGCTTGCAGCTTGTCCACGCGCACCAGCAGGTGCTCAGCCGCAGAGCTCCCTACACGTAGGCGCCCGCTCTCCGAGTAGATAGTCACGTCCTCATCGTGCACCTTGTCTGCCTCTAGCGCGTCGCCGGGAGGGCGCGGGCCGGGCAGGCAGACGGAATCGGAGAGGTCGAAGCGCCGCCGAGAGAACGGGTTGATTACTCGCGGCAAGGTCTGCTGTAGCCACTCGCTAAGCGGCGGGGCTGAGACCAGTATCCACACCCGGTCGCCCGCGGACAGCGGGAAGGTCATGCCCCCGGCGTCGCTGGCGGGGAAGATAACGGGCACATTGGGGATTACCGGATACTCTTCGTAGTCGTGGTCAAGCCTCTTAGCGTCTAGGTAGTGCCGGGAAATCAGGGGCTTCACCTTGGCGGTCTGGGTATCTTTATCGTACTCCTCCACCCTTCCGGGCAGCGTAGTATAGACGCTGCGGAACATGCCCTTGATTACGCTCTTTATCCCCGTTGTCATTGATTTAACAGTCATACTGCTCGCCCTTCGATAGTAGTGTAGAAATTGTCCTCATATCGGCTTCCTGTATGGTGCACCGAGGTCGCCTTATAGACCCCGTTCTTCTGGGGCCGCGTCCTACTCTTAACTTTGAACTGCTGGCCGGGCTCTATATCCTCTAGCAGCACCGTAATCTCTATGCCCCCCTCCTTCGGCGAGGGGCCATGGATGAGGTTCCCCGTCTCGTCGCTAAACAGCGGGCCGGGCCGGGGCCTTGTGGCCTCCTTATGCAAGAAGACAAACACGCCGTTTTGGAAGCTCCAATCTGCATCAAGGTCCTCGGCCAAGCTATCAGCAATCTCGGGCAAGTTGCCGGAGTACACCATCCCCGCGGGCAGCTGCTTATGGCCGTTGGGCAGGTCCGGCTGAATCTCAATGGGCCGCTCGGCTAGCCGCGGGTTCCCGCGGGCGGCTACCATGGTAAACTCATTAACTGCCTCTTGGTAGGTGCGCACTTGGTCTACGCTATAGCTGACTTTAGTCGTCTTGATTACGCTACGGCCTCCCGCGGCCTCGATGATAATCTCCTTGTCTGGCCCGTCGGATTCCTCCGTCACTCCCTCTTGGATGGGCTGGCCCTCGAACAGCTTCGCTACGTTGCCTTCGTACCCGGCATAGAGCTGGATTACAGTGTCAAATTCATTTTCCAGCGCTCTCGCCCTAGTCTCAGGCGATAGTCCGTAGATATGGATCTTCGCTTCGTTGGGCTCCCCGGCCAAGTCTTTCCGGATATCAAAGTCTATGCGGAAGTCCTTGTACTCGGTGCCCAGCATGCGTAGCCGGACATCCCTATATAGCTTGTCCTGCTTATTGCTCATAGCGGTCCAGTATTAGGATGCGGGGAATGTTTAGTTGCGGCGTCTCCCGGTCGGTGCGCGCCTTCGTAAGGACGTAGAAGGGGTCGCCTTGCAGCCCTTTAAGGTCGAATAGGCGTTGGCCTCCGTGTAGGGCCTCGCCGGACACAAGCCTCCGGCCTCCGGGCTCCCTCAGCGTCAGGTACCACGTCGAGTAGCGGCTACGGAATACGAACTCCATAAGGTACTGGACGCCGTTGATACTTACATAGATGCGATGTTTTGCGTTATCTGGTAGCGTAGTTAGCTCTCGAAGTCTCATTATACAGCTCCTCCACTTCCTGCCCCAACACTGGGCACGTCAGATATACCACTGGGCGGCGGTGGCTCCGGCGGGGCGTCGTCTAGCTCGTCTCCCTCGGGCGTGGGCGGGTCTTGGTCTACCTCGCCGAATAGCCCGGAGTTTAGCCACGTCCCGAAACGCAGCAGGGCGCCCTCATCGGCCTCCTCTGCGGGTGTCTCGCCGGCGTCCAGCATGATCTCTTGCTCCGGCTCGATAATGGGCGGGAGCTCCACCTCTTCCGTGCGCCCAATTACGACGTGTTTGAGCGTGATGCTAACGTTGAGCACCGAGGACATATCATTATTAGTCTCAAGGTCCACGTTTTCCACGGCCAAGTTTTCAAAGTAGCCGAGGCTGTAAGATATGTAGGTAAATAGCGTATCCTCCTTTAACCGCTCGAAGTAGTCGCGGGTGAGCCGATGGCGCTGCTCGCCATAGCCCAGCTCGGGGTCAGGCCCGCGGTCGAAGATGTTCTTAGATATAAGCCCCGTTATCTCTACCGTGTACGGCATCTGCTGAATGTGGTCGACAACATACTTGCTGTTTTCCAGCGGGTGGTCCGTGACATTGGCCGGGTAGCTGATAGTCTCCGACTCGAAGCCGTCAAACATCAGCCATTCGCCGGTCTCTTGGTTTTCAAGTACGGGCATAATCATCCTCTAGCCGCTTAACGCGGTCCTCTTCTCGCTTATTGACAGCCTGCGCTATTTCCTCGGGGCTCCCGCCTTCGATGTTGTAGGTAGGCCCTTCGTACTCGAAGTTGTTATTTTCTTCGTAGCGGGATTCGGACCGGGAGCGGTCTACGCGGCTAGCGGCGCCGCCCTCCATGCCCCGCCTTCCGGCCTCGTCTACCTCTTCGGTACCCGCCCGCTCTTCGGCCTCCTCGCGGGTTACCTCTACGGAGCCGCCCATATCTACGCCGGGGATGTTAGAAGCGAGGCTGGCAAGCCGCCCCAGCTGGTCAAACATGAAGCCGATAGCGTCGCCGATAGCGCCCAGCACGGGCATCACCACACGCATCACCTGCTTAGCCGCCCAGCTCCAGGCTTCTATGACGAGGAGCGCGAGGTTGGTTAGCATGGCGAAGTAATTCATAATCAGGCCGAGGAGTATGCCGACCACTCCGGCCACCGCCACAATTATAGGCACCAGCAGAGAGAAGAGCGGAGTGAGGTTCTGGAATATCCGCTGAATAGTGGCCACCATAGTGCGCACTTGCATCATCCACGCGCCGAACATAGTGGCCGTTACGCGCCAGATAGACTGCACGGCGCCGGCCACCTTGTAGAAGGCGTCAACCATCGAACTCATATCGGAATCAGACTGCTCAGCAAGCCGCTCGACAGCGGTCTGCGCATCCGTGAACCACCCGATGAAGTCCTGTATCAGCAGGGCGCCCCATACAAGCCCCGCGGCAATGGCGAGGATAGCGGCGATAGCCGGCGCAAAGGCAACACCTGCCACCGCGGCAAACTTGGCGAGGGCCACCTTCGCGGCTATGATAGCAGCGTAAATAGCCTTTCCAGACATCACAGCTACCAGCGTGCCAAAGGCCCCGATAAGGAACTTGATTATAGGCGTCCAGCCTCCCAAGTACGTTTGGACGACGGTGTTGAGCCCCTCGAACATCTGCGAGAAGTGCTCGAACTCGCCGGATATGAAGTTAGTGAAGCTATCTGCCAGTATCAGTATATAGTCTGCTACTTGGACAATAGCATCGGTGATACGGTCAGATAGGCGGGCAAACGCCGGCGCCAGCCGGACGCCGATGTTCCGGGTAACGCCGGAGACAGCCGCCCCGAGGAGGCGGAAAGAAAACTGGGCCTCTAACGCGTTGTCTAGGAGCTCCTCTTCAATAATCAGCCCGGCGTCTTGGGCTACGGCCACGTAGCGCTCCATAGCGCCGGAGGTATCGTTGATACCCGGCAGGAGCCGGCGGGCCAAGTCGGAGCCGAGAATCTGGCTCAGGCGGCCCAGCGCTTCGCCACTATCCGAGGCGTCACGGGCGGCATCAAAGAAGCCCATCAGCCGCTCTTCCATCGGCATATCCAAGAACTCTTGAACATCGATGTTGAGGGCCGCAAAGGTCCGCTGGTACTGGGCCGCACCCTCGTTAGCGCGCACAAGGCGCCGCTCTAGCTTCCCCATGGTATCATGGAGGTCGTCAGAGCTTGCGTTGAGGCTCTGGAAGGCAAAGCGCAGCTCTTGGTAGGTATCCGTGCCCAAGTCAAAGGCTTGGCTAGTGCGGACAAACTCCTCTGCGAGCTGCGATTCTCTGGCTGCCAGCACGCCGAGGCCGCCGGTGGCTGCCGCAACTGCGGCGCCCATCTTAGCGGCCCCTTTAACCACGCGGCCCATCGCGTTCTTTAAGTTGTCGAGAGAGTCGTTAAAGGCTTCGACTTCATCGTCGTCGGCCTCCACGGACATCTCTACGAATAGCTCGCGCAGTTTCATCTCATGCCTCTGCCTTTAGTCTTGACTTTGCTCCGCCTTTGCTGCCGCTTTTGCTTCTTGCGTTGCTCCTCCTCTAGTTTGTCTACTCCGCGGACGTAGTAGATAGCGCTGACGAGCTCCCGGAGCGACCACTGGGTCTTAATCTCGCCTATCGTAGCTTCTATGTGGTCGCTACCGGCAACCTGTACATACCACGGGAACATCGGGTCAGGTATCTTCCGGAATTCCTTCCGGGCATCGCGCTGGCCCTTAGAGAGGCGGCTACCACCCGCTTCCCGCTCCCGCTTCGACTCTACGGTGAGGACAAAAAATCAAGGAACCCGTTGGTCCGCAGGATGAATACCAGCACTTTGTACCAGTCGGCCCACTTGCCCTTAAAGGCTTCATTGTAATTGACTTCGTTAGCCAGCGGAGCCCCATCTCTGCGGGTGTACTCAAACAGCTGGTCGAGCTCGTCGTCGCTGATATTGTCCACGAGGAACAAGAGCGACTCTTGAATATCCTTAGAGTCGAGCTTAGAGAGCTCCATATCCATGCCCTCGCCACTCTCCGCGGCCCCGCCCAGCATAGAGAGCACTGGGCCGCTGGCTAGCGCCGCGAAGCGCCGGGCGAAGCCTTGGATCTCTCGGACAGGGTGCGGCTCGACTATATAAGTGTGGCCGTTAATTTCTTTTTTCGCCATGTTATCTCCTTTCTATATGCTGGGTTGATTACTCTTCGTTGCCCAAGAGCTGATTAGGGATGTTCTTGACGCCCTGCTGCATGGTAAAGGCGGCGTTGGGCAAGTCAATAACGTACTCCACGTTAGAGACGTTCTGGCCCTTGTTCGGCTCCGGGAAGTCCATAAACACGATATTAGGGCAGATAATCAGGTCCCCGTTAGTCTGGTCGATATGCTTGAACGGGATGGGCACAATGCCTTGATTATCCGTGGTGAACACCTGCGATTGTAACAAATTCCATAGCCACTGGTGCCCGGTGCTCTGGGCATGCAGCGTAATGGTAGCTTGTACGTCGTAGTTATTCTGCTTGGAGTAGACGGTCTGCCCGTCGGGGGACACCATCTTCTCGTGGATAGCAGAGTCAAAGCTGTACTCGATGCCTCCATCTTCTCCGAAGCCCCGGATTCGGGCACCGCCAATCATGACGGCGTTGGCTCGGAAGTTATAGAACTGGCTTGGCATAATCATGGGTTATCTCCTTAAGTGATAGCTTGTCGCTGGAAGTTGACATCGCCGCCGATGCGCAGAGCGCCGGTCTGGTGCTGGAGGCGGAACTCGATGGGCAGCGTACCGCTCGCAATATGGTCAGGGGTAATCTCGGGCAGGTTGCCCTCCTCATCGCGGTCTTCAAAGCCGCCCTCTACGAAGTGGCCAGCGCCCGCCAGCCGATCGTATACGCCGAAGGCCAGCGTGCCGACCATCTCTTGACCTTCCGCGCTAATGGGGAAGGCCCCATCTTCGGAGTCGAGCCGCACAAGCTCCGCGGCCAGTGCCTCCAGAAAGCGCTGCTTAAAGACGAGGACGCCGATGAGCTCTGCGACTTGGCGCCGGGAGACAGTAGTCCCGCCGGTTAGCCACGTGTTGTCTTGGCGGTCGTCGGAAAAGAAATTCCAGCCCTCCTCCAGCGCAAGATTCCCCATGGGGAGCTCCAGCCCGGTAGAGTCTACGCCCACAACAATGGTCTGGAAGGGCTTGGCATTGCGGTCGGGGTCGGCAGCAAGGAAGCGGGCCACAGCGGCCTCGGCTTCGGGCGGGCCATCGGGCCATTCTTCGTCGTCGTACTCCCCCACTTCAATCGGGGCCACCCAGTCCTCAACATCCTCGAACTCCGGTCCCGGCGTATCCCCGAAGACGCCCTCCGTTTTGGGCACGAAGATAATATCGTTCAATTCGCAAAAGAGCGCAACAGGCTCCTTCTCCGCGGGGTCGATAGACTGCATGCACAGCATGGGCACAAACTCGTCTTGGAGGGCCTGCGCCGCATCGAGATACCTCTGTCCGGGCGATTCCTCAGCCTCGCCCTCGCCTACCCCCACTAGCTGCAAGGGCGTGGCCGTCTTATTCTGCCGGAAGCAGAGCTCTACAAGCTCCTTCGTGTAGTCCGCCCACGTCTCGCTTACGTCGTCGGGGCTAAACACCGATACGACTTCCCCGCTGTCGAACTCTGGCTCCTCTACTAGGAAGTAGGGGGAGAAGCCCTCCGCAAAAGAGGGGCTAGGGGCGAGGTTGAAGTTGAGCTGGAGTACATACTGGTCAAATTTAGCGGGCATTGTAGTCCTCTACTGTATGGTGAAGTCTATATCTGCTGTAGACTGCGCGAACTTAGCGGGTACGAAGATACCGTCACTCGATATGCGGTACGTGATGTTGAAGTCTGCGGCCCAGCTCTGGTCAATAGAAGCGTCGGTAAATTCACTAATATCGTTTTTGGGTCCGGCTGGCGTAATGTCGAAGCCCTCGGTGTTAAACTCCGGGATGGCGGCGGCCCTCAGTCGCGTGAGCAGCTCGCCAGTGGCCTTGCCGAAGCCTATCATCGAAACTACTCCGCCGCGGCCTCCTGTTAAAGCGTAACCGTCTTCGTCGGGCCGGGGAATGAGCTCATCCTGCCCGATATGCATATCTAGCACCGGGAACCAGTAAACGACGAAGGGCATAAGCTCCCGGAAATTGCGGATGGTCCCGCGGCTTGCGTACCGGAAATACTGGGGGAGCTTCTCGTCGTCATATCCGAATACGTTTTGAATCCAGCCCATGAGTAGCTGGAGTAGCTGCTCATCTACCGTCTCCGATCCTACTATCTCTTCGAGGTTCATAGCTCCGGCACCTCCATGATAGGCTGGCTGGCTACAAAAGCGCCAAGGCTAAACGATAGCACGTCCACAGAAAAGTCGGCGCGCGCCGGGGCGCGGAGCGCAACAGTAATTCGGTCGCCCTCCACGAGCTCCGTAACGCCAGCCGAGATAGTGCCGAAGGCTGAGCCGCCTTGGCCAGTGCGGAACTCTCTGATTGAGTTTTCAATGGGCACCCCATTTTTGAGGATAGCAGAGCGGAGGGTGCGGTTACTCGGCCCCTCCAGCGTAGCAATAGAACTGATGCGGAAAAAGCGCGGCGATCCTGTGTACGTGAGCCCATTGCCCGCCTCGCTATCGAAGCCCTCGTTTCCTGTAAATGCTTGGCCGGCGGGCTCCAGCTCGAAGTAGTCCGCGCTATTAGCGATATAGACGCTGAACTCTTCGCGGGTGTATAGCTGGCCCAGCGCCCAGTCATTGAGCGCAGCAAGTGCAGTGTTTGCCGCATCCCGGAGCTGGTTTATATCTTTAGCCGTGACCTTGTTGGCTTTGGGCGTGGCCGTAACCTGCAAATCCGATTTATCCTCGAAGTCCGCGAAAGGTATACTCATCCTAAATCTCCCTGTAGGGCGGCCTCTAGTTTCGAGCCGTGGTAGTCGTCCATATGGTGGCGCATCTCTTGTTCGGCTTCCACCACATTAACTCGCCGCAAGTGGGCCTGCGTATAGGGGATAACGCGAGCGTAGGCTTTTATATCTCGTACCGTATATACGTCGCCCCGGTAAGCTACCCAGTCGGGGAAAGTGCGCTGCTGCTCATCGCTTGTGCGCAGGGCAAAGTTGGTGATGCATTGGCGGTGGTGCGCCAGCTCCTCGCCGGGCGGGATGCTGTCCAAGAGCTCCCCGGCTACCGGGTTGACCGTGGCGAGCACGACCGGGCGGTTCTCGCCGAAAGTCTCAACTTCGATGCCCTCGGGCCTGCCGGCCTTGTCTTGGCCCACGAGCGTTCGCCGCAGGACTATGATTGGCTCTTCTCCAACGAATGAAGTCATTATTGTACCCTTGCAGTACTTGGGAAATGGCCGCGGCCCCGGTTGTAGAGGTCGGAGCGGCCGAGGTCCCTCATGGGGTTCCTAGTGCCGCCGGGCGTATAGTTTCTAGTGGTCGAGCGGAGGGCCTTTGATTCCGCCCGTGCGCGCTGCCCGAAGCCTTCGTACAGGGCCGGCCCCATCAGCGAGCGGGCCAGCGACATTATAGACTTACCGATGTTTAGACTGGGCGGGCGGCCCCCGGTATTCGGCGGCGGCGGTGGAGGAGGCGGCGGAGGCGGTGGAGAGGGACCCGGCTTCTCTACACGGAGCGTCAGGTGGTCGAGCATGGCCCCTGTGTCATTCATCTGGTGGGGGCCGGTTTTATCCTCCAGCCACTCTTGGCTCAGCGGAGGGCTTAGCGGGTTGCTGGCGAAGTACGTGTTCGCCATGTTGGTCAGCTCTTCCCGCATCTCCGCAACGGCGCTATCGTAGTCGATGTTCCCCTTGGCTATCTCCTCATAATACCCGACAATCATCTTCTGAATGGCATCTTTTGAGTGGTCCCAGAACTCAGTTATAAATGCGCGCCCCGGAACATTCCAGCCGTCTTTGCTTACCCCTCCGAATTGGTTAATGTACGCCTTCTCGATTATATCGTCGGGCGCATCGAAGAAGCCAATCTGGTGGTCAAACTTGCCATAGAGCTCGTCAAGGCGGTCGCGGAAGGCCGCGTAGCCTTTATCGTTGTCCTTTACTTCAAACTTCTTTATCTTCATCGATGCTTGCCCCCGGACACCGTAGCCATCGTGCCCACTCTGCTGCGCTGGAGCTGTCGATACATGATACCATAGGAAGTGGAAGACAGCGTTCCTTGTCCAACTACCATGGGGTCGCCGTAATTCTCCGAGACCTCCCCAGCCCGTCGCCCGGTCAGCGCCCCGCCCACGCCATCACGTTTGCGGGACATAATCATGAAGTGGCCAGCAAGGTAGCAAAGGGCCTGCCTATAGACTCCCCCGAAGATGGACTTGTCAATCTGCGCTGCTGCAAGATTGAGGAACACCTCTTGTTGCTCTTCTGATAGCTCCCTAGCCTGTGGGACTAGAGTCTCGAAAAGCTCGCCTATAGACTGGCCCATAACTACTCCTTACTGTTCCATGATGGTCAGCGAGCCCGAGCCGAGTAGCTTCTTGAAGAACTCGTTTTCCCGGACGTACTCGGCCACCTCCTTAGTGACCTCCGTATCGGAAGAGCGCCCTCTCTCTAGGGCAGGCCCCAGCTCGACCGGCTCGCCGGCGGCCTCGTACTCGATATGGTCGTAGGTGACCACCGGCTTGTTGTCGGCCACAACAACAGACCTTACGCGGGCCTCCTTTGTGGTCTTAGTGGGGATGAGATACGCCTTCTCAGTGTGGTTGCGGATGATAGCCATTACTCGCTCCAGTGAATGAGGTACGTGTTGAGGGGCTTGCGCATGATGATTCCGCCGTCCAGCATGAACATCGGAATCTCAATTTGGAAGCCGGTGCGCTGCATTTCCAGAATGGAGGGCGGGGCAGGGATGACGTTGGAGATCGTCGCGCGGTCGCCCTTGCGGTCCATCAGCATCGACTTGGCACCGTCAGGCCCGTAGTCGGCCATCTCGTGCGCGGTCTCAATGCTTTCGAGGCGCTCGTTATTCTCCATAATCGCATCGTACACCGTCTTGTCAGACTGCGCAGAGCGGTAGGTCCGCTTCCACACCTGCTTGGTGCTGGGCGGCACGATGATGCGGTTGGGATAGAACCGCTGGCGCGATTCGTTATAGGCGCGGTTGAAGAGCTGGCCCACCTCTTGGATAATCCCTTCCGGGTTGGTGCTGTCCTCAAGGTCCATCGAGGCCATTCCCTCGGGGTTCCAATCGTAATTGAAGATGCCCCGAATTTCGAGGTCGTCTTGGCCAGAGAACGTCTTGTCATTCTTAAAATTCATGAGGACTTGGCTGGCCGCCTCGTCAAGCTCACGCTCAAGGTCCATCGCCATAAAGTTATTGGCCAGCGCATCGAAGAAATCGAAGCGGATGGTGGTCACGATGGGGTGGATGGGGAACCGCTTCTCAGTGGTCGCCACGTCCGCGTTACCCCGTCGGCTGGAGTCGCCTCGGAAGTAGTGCGCATCGCCCTTGTGCTTGATTCGCTGCACGGTGTGATACTTCTTGCCGGCGGGCGGAGAAGTGTCAGTTTCAAACAGCTCGAACGCGCTATTAGGCGCGTAGAGGTCCCGATTCATCTCCGAGTAGACATGCTCTAGCTCGCGGGCAAAGCCAGCGGCCTCGGCACGGAGGTCCCGAGAGTCGAGATTGAGCCCGCCAAAGCGGGGGCTGTTCTTGGCGTCTTGCAGCAACTCGTAGGCAAACGCACGGTTCTTTTGGAACCGGCGGCTAGCCTCTTTATTCTGCGAGCTCTTGCGGTCTTTATGTAGCACGTCCGCAGAGTCGAAGCACTGTTGCTGTAGCTCTTCCCCGATAGGACTATCGGGGCGGGGCCGGAACCCCCCTTGAGCGCTGTCTTGTTGTACACTATAAAGCGTCATTATATTCTCCTTAGAGTTTCACTCGCAATTCGTCGGATTCATCGAAGCTCAGGCCCGGAACTGCCTCGCGGTCAGGGCCGTCCTCGGCAAACAACTGGTGCTCATCGTCGCCGTCCACTCCGAGGTAAGCAGGCATGCCCGCCTTGGCTCCCGGCACGTCTACCAAGATTCGCCCATCTCGCAAGATAACGAGAATATCCGAGGGCGCGTAATGGAAGAGGTCGAGCCCGGTACCGGCCAGCAGGCCGCTGCCGCCAATAGTCATCTTTTCAGAGTCATAGCGGTAGGCGCTGAATCCAATCAGGGCGTCAACGTGGGAAGTGCCCTCGGGAGGCTCAAGCGAGGCCATGCCGTCGTCAGCATAGACCGGATGGGCCACAGGGAAGGCTTCGCCCATATCACCGTCCGTGGTCGTAAGCAAGAGGTCGCCCGACTGGATACTCACGTCGTAAGTAGTTAGCTTGGACTTGCCCGTCAGGACAAACGTATCGTCTTGGTTCCCCTCTGCGACAACAGAGGCGGAAGCGATAAAATTATCGTTGATTGCATCGACCAGCCCCTCGGCAATATCCATGACAGAATCCGAGGACTCCGCGGTGTAGGTCACGGCCTCGCCATCAACTACGATGGTATAGTCTCCAGCCTCAGCTTCCATAACTGTGAAGTCAAACGAAGCTGGCGTCCGCTCCGTAAACGGCATGTTGATCACTTCCGTATGGTACGGAGGCGAAAGGATGCGCCCGAGGTTCCCCTTGGGCAAGTTGCGTAGTACTGCTCTCTGTTCAATACTCATTACTTATCTCCTTTGGGGGAGTCGAAGGGGTTCGTGGGGGCGGGCAAGTCGCCGAGGGCCTCAGCGGGATTCAGCGAGTCGTCCGAGGGGCTGCCGCCGAAGGCCGCCGACAGGTGCGCTACAGAATCAGCTTGGGGGTTCATATCGACGATGGCGCGATATCTCTCGTCAATGTAGCCTTGGCGCTCGTTACTCACGTCGCGTTTCGCTCGCTCTTGGACAACCTTCCGCTTAATCTGCGCGGCATCATCTTCGGAGTCAAACTGGACGCCGAGCATCCGGGCAGTGTTCACTGCTCCAACATACTCTTGCATCTGTTTATGTACAGGCACAGAGTCCGTCTGCTCTCCCTCGTTCATAGCATCGACTGTAGACTTGAGCTCATCCACCTGCGCCCGGAGCGCGTCGACCGTCTCCATAACGCCATCTAGCGTGGGCTCTTCGTCTTCTTGTTCTTCTTTCTCGTCCTCTTGCTCCTCTTCTTGCTCATCCTCCTCGTCATGCTTCTCGTCTTTCTCGTCCTCTTGCTCTTCTTCGTCTTTGCCGCCATCGGCAGCATCAAAGTTGGCGATGAGTCCTTCCGAATCTACTTGTAGGGCCATCTCTTCTCCTCCACGACCAGCAGCCGTGATAGCAATGTGATTATAGCGTCTTTCTTTTTGTGTATGCGTTGCATCTACGCCGTCGGGGGCGCCGGGTACGACATTAGCCAGATAGCCGGGGGATAGCCCCTGCTTATCCTCTAGGGCCTCGTGGGCTTCCTCTGTATACAAAATCAGCTTAACCCATATTGCCTCCTTATCGGCGTCCCATTTAGCTTCTTTGGTCACTCCAACAATGTATGCCTTGATATTCTGCGGGTCCAGCAGGCCCGGAGGGTGCTCAATCGTAACCGGGAGCCCGGCAATCTGGTCGAGCGAGGCCTTGAGCGTCGATTCCGGCACGTACTGGAAGGGCTTCTCCGGCACGTCCGTTTCGTAGGTGAGTACGCCGGTGGCGGCCAGATAGCCCTCTACTTCCCAAGAGCCGTTAGGCAGCTCTTTTACAGAGGCAGGCCGCTCTGGCGCTTCCCGGTTATACCGATACTCCGCCTCCGGGTTCAGGGGCTCCAGATTCGGTGCCCGGTCCCTCAGCAGGGTCCACTCCCGGCTCTGGCTCTGCTTCGCCGCTGTAGTCGTCGGCCTCAATTTCACTGTAGTCACTCCAGTCAATTTCGTCTTGTGCCATGAGTTGGCGGGCTTCTCGGAGGGTAATAACGCCGTCGGTCAGTAGCCCAGTAACCCAGTCCTTTCGCTTCTCATCAATTCGGGCTTGGTCGATGGGTCGAGGGCTCTCTGCGAGGCCCCATCTAACGGTGCCATCGGCAGAGCGCACGGGCTCAACTCTACGTCCAGTAACTACACTAACCAGTCGCAGGGTAGGGTCAAGTAAATCATTAATCTGGTACTCTTCTACCTGCTTTCGCCAAGCCTTGGCTCCGGCCTCGTCGTCTCCGCGTATGCCAGCACTGTCCTCACCGAACAGCTGGGTCATGGGATACCGCGCAGCTTTCGCCACAGACTGGGCTAGCCGGTCCAGCAGGAGCTCCAAGCCGTTCACCTGTGCGAACTGTCGGCTATACTGTTCGCCGGCGTCAGCATCGATCATGGCAAGCTTGAGTATAGACAAGCTGCGGTGCAGCATATCCATGCGCGTTTCCACCATCTCTACGCCCTCTTCTGTGGACATAGCATCGCGCAGCCCACTGATGGACATAGTGGCAATCTCGAAGCGGTTGATGATATTGGCCACCGACTTCTCAGACTGGACATAGCGGGAGATGCAAGACCACACAACCTGTAGCACGGAGTCGTGGTAGTCTTGGTTGCGCTTGCGAATGCGCTTGGGGAGCTTGTTCCCGTGGAAGGGCAGGAGCCGGCTGCGGTGCACTCGCGGGTAGCGCTTATGCTTAGCGGATCGCCCTTGGGGGTGGATAGAGTAGAAGCGGGGCTTTTGGAAGTCCTCTCGGAAGGCATCCTTGCCCCACTCTGTGGGCACGGCCTCATAGCGGTCTAGCCCAATGGTGTTGACGGCCTTCGGCGGGTTATCCCAGTCGATAGGCTCCGCGAGGTTCTCGGTCTCTTCGGTGATGCACAAGATGAAAGCGCCGCCGTACAGGCGCCCGTTGATAGCCCCCATCTTAATTTTGTCGATGAGCTCGCGCTCTTGCCTAAAGGGAAGCTCCACCTTCTCCCCGGTGTCCGCGTAGACCATGGGCGGGAGGCCGGTGCGGATTGAGTCCGTGGGTAGCTCGGTGATGATACGCCGGGCCAAGTCATTCTGTACGAAGGCGGCATCGAGCTCGTTAGGGGTCAGCCTTTCTCCGTATGATGGCCGCCCATGCTCTATCGGGTCTTTACTCGTCCCGACATTCGTGATATAGTTTTTGATGCTGTCATGGACAGCCTCGAACTGCTCATTAGCCATTTTAACCTCGGAGTTTAGTGATGAAAGATGCCGTAAAGAAAGATTTGGTTGCCCGCGCCATGTACCGCTCAATTGATATGGGCACCAACGTTCCCGCAGAGCGGATTGTGCGCGACATTAATGAAACCGTTGACCTATTAGAGCGGGGCGAGCTGGCCCTGCTGCTTAAACTAACCAAACGCATGTTAGAAGCCTATGAAGAGGAGGCGTTGCGGTCGGGGAAAGAGCACGATACCTTGCTGGCGCTATCTTCCTCCTTATGCCTGCTCGGAGAGATCGTGGGCGCCCACTGCCTAGCGGAAGGGGCTACCGATCAGCATAGCCAGTAACGCGGCGCAGCTCTTGGAGCCCGTGCGACCGGCTATCGTAGTGGCTCGCGAGCTGGGCTAGCGCGTCCAACACGTCGTCCTTTGGGTGCGAAGGGAACTCGGTGATGATGGTCCGGGCCTCTTCTACCCAAGGGGCGTTTTTTCTTGTGGGCAGCAGCACCTTGCCGGCCTCCGCCCAGTCCGCCAGCGTCAGTGCCCGGTCGACCTTGCCCACGCCTTTGGGCTCGTAGGGGATGACTTTGTAATCGTCCTCCAGCGAGTTGATAAGCGCAGCGCCGCTTGCCTTATTCTCAATCAAGAGCGCACAGCCCGGCCACTTCTCGGCCATGACCTTGGCGCGCTTTTTGAGTTGGATAAACGACCAGTTACCCCAGTCCGCATCGAGGAGGGCAAGGCTCCCGTCGGCCTTCCGGCCGCCGACAACGATGGCCGCGTCAGAGCTGGTCTGAGACTTGGCCTTGGCCTTCTGGTTTGCATCGATAGAGATGATCTTATTCTGGCAGTAAGCACCGAATTTCTGCGGGGTGGAGTTGTACTGCTTGAGCCACGCCTCTGCGATGAGGTTGCCCGACTTTCCAATGGGGCGCCCTTGGTACAGGGAGTAGTACTTATAGGGCCGGTCTTGCTGCATCTTCTCGGCCTTTTCCAGCTCCATTTGGACGAGCTCTTCGTGGCTGGGCGGGTCGACGTTAACGCCCTCCATTGCCGCGTAGTCGCGCTTGGTGCTCACGCCGGGCCAGAGCGGGTCGCCGGGGCTTCGCGGGTCGTAATCCGGGTGCTCCTCATCGTACTCATGGTAGTCGCATATCCAAGGCAAATGGATATGGTTCCACTCATCCTTATCGTCGGCGTCGAGTATCCGCCCGGTGAGGTCGTCTTTGTGCCAGCGGGTAGCCAGTACAACGATCGCCCACGGGAACTCCATGCGGGAGAGCAAGTCGTCTTGGAACGCCTCCCAGATATGCTCACGAGTCTTGGGGCTCTCCGCCGCCTTACGGTTGGTAATAGGGTCGTCAATAATCAGGAGGTTAGCGCCCGTCCCGGTGATTCCCCCGGACTTGAGCCCAATAGCCCGGTACCAGCCGCCCTTGTGGGTCTGCTTTTTCTGCTTCGTGTTCCGGCCCTCCAGCCGGAAGTTGGGGAACACCTCGCGGAAGCGCTGGGTCTCCAGCACGTCGCCCACTTTGGTGCCCATATCTTCGGAGAGGTCGTCGCCGTAGGTCACGTGGAGGACCTCTAGCTCTGGGCGCTTGCCGAGGAAGTACGCGGGGAGCCGAACGCTTACGAGCTCGCTCTTCCCGTGCCGGGGCGGAGCGGTGATAATGGTCTTCCTGTACTCCGGGTCAAAGTTGGCTGCCCCGTGGAGTATCTCCATGATGCGGCGGTGGTGCCAGTTTTCCTTGAAGGATTCAAAGGTATAGTGTGTGAAGTCGCGGAAGTTGACGCGGGCAAGGCGCCGGCGGGCCTTCTCTGCACGGGCCTGCTGCGCGCGCTGTCTAGAGCTAATCGGCATTGAGCTCCCCCTTCATTTCCTCGAATTGGAGGTCGATAATCTCGCCCTTAGTGTCCTCGCCGGCGAGCTCCCGTAGCTCCTCTTCGGACATATCTTCGATACGGCGGGTGTTGCCGTTGGCGTCTTCGATAACCTCCGTGGTCGCATTGCCCCCGCCGGCCACGCCGACGTTGACCTGCACATTGTGGCTGCTGCCTCCCCCGCTCCCACTCTTAGAGAGGCGCGGCTCTGTACGCTCTAGGTACCAGCGGGCGGTGGTCACGTCGCCCTCTTCGATGGCCTCGCGGACGGTATTGAGCGCCCGGCCTGCGAGCTCCCGCATTTCGCCCGTCTTCGCCTCCTCGATGGCCTGCCCCCACCAGCTGCTATTCTCCCAGCGCGAGATAGTCGGGGCACTTACGCCCACCTTGGCTGCTACCTCCCTCTGCGTGTAGCCGAAAGCACGGTACTTGGCGACCTCGATGGCCTTGTCCCAGTCAGATGGCCCAAATTCTCCCATTACTGGCCTCCATCAGACGTATGATTATCGCCAATAGGCAGCTGGCCCCGTCGGAGGGCGAGCTCCCAGCAGGCCACGAAGGCGTTGACTGAGCCCAGCTGGGCCGAATCCCGCACCTTGTAGCGGGTGATGGCGTACTTCTCTTGCGCGTCCGTATAGGACATGCCGTTCTCGTTCACATCCACGTAGACCTTCCAATAGCGGCTAATCTCTGCCGTGGTGCCCTTGAAGCGATAGCGGTGTTTAATATCGTCATAGGTGATGCCATGCTTGCGGTAGAACTCCGGGTTGGTGATGGGGTCCTTGAAGCGGTACCAGACCGCCGTGCTCCGGCCCATCGATAGCCCCTGTAGCGCTGTGGTCATGCGCTGGCGCTTGACAAGTACGCGGTACGCGATGGCGTCTTTCTCCCAGTCCTCATTCCCAGACTTCTGGGCGCCGTGTTTAGAGGCGAGGTTCCAGACGGTCTGTGCGGCGAGGTCGTACTTCTCTCCCACTTCGTGCGCGGTGGCCCCGTTCATGTACATTTTTAGCGCGTCTTCTCGGTCGCCGGGGGAGAGCATGCGCCGATCTTCGCTACCAGAGCGGCCTGCCCGCGAGAGCACTGTCAGGACGAACTCATATTCGACGTTGAGCTTGTTGGCTATCTCCCTGCGGCTATAGCCCTTGTCGAGCAGCTTGACCATCCGCCGTTGGATGAGGTAGTGGTCGTGGCCGTATAGCTCCCGACTCACCGCGGTGTGGTGTAGCTCCGTCTTCTCTGCTATTTGCTTGACGCTGAGCCCCCTCTTATGGAGGTCGCGTATCTGTTGTTTTGCTGCCTCGGGGTCGAATTGCATATAAGCCTCTCTGGTCAGTAAAGTGGGGCCATCCAAGGTCAAACCTACACAGTAACGAAATCTACGCAAGGAGGGGTAGGAGGAGCTCAGGGGCTCTTATCACTCTCTACGCACCTCGTGGGTCCCATATAGCCCGCTAGGCCACCTCCTTTTGTCGACACACAGCCGAAAGGTATTAGGGATAACAGCCCGCTGGACTCAGGTTTGTGATAAGCCTCCCTCTGCGAGCGCGCTAGCAAGCCTTGTGGTCTTTGGCCGTGACGGGGGCTGTGACGGGGTTAAGTGCCCGAGATCATTAGGGAATCTGCAATTTGTGACGGCTGTGACGGCCTGTGACGGCACTGTGACGGGGTGGGTGTCACAGCGGAAATCCAGTAATAGCGCCAGATTAGAAATTTTTTGTACGTTTGTGACACCCCTCTCTTATATTGGTAGAATTTTGAAAATGGAAAGAATTTAAGAAAAAAGCATGTTTTATATATATAGTAATAGGGCAGAGCCGTCACAGCGTCACACTGCCCGTGCACGGATGCGTTAAACGGGGCTATAGGCGGGCGAGCCGCTGTGACAGGGGGGCCGTCACATTGCCGTCACACTCCGTCACAGCCGTCACAGGGCGGGCCTGCGGGCCTGCTGCCCCTCCGTGCGGCCTCTCCGTGCGCTGCCCTAAGCTCTAGGCGTGGCCTGCTCTTGCGCTGCGCTTGGCGCCACGCTATCGGGCCGGCGGGCGCTGTGACAGGGGCCTGCTGACCTTCTGAAGCTCTGCGCCTCCCTAGAGGCACTGCGCTATGGCAGGACCGCCGGGTCAGAGGGCGGAGTAAGTGTGCCAGCTGCGGCGGCTCTATGCGCGGGCGGGCGCGTCCGATGGCGGAGTAGGTGTAATGTTGCTTGTCTGTAGGGCGGCCTGTGCCGTTCTTCCCTGCTGCGGGTGTGCTGGCATGCCCCCTGCCTGCTGAATGCCTCTGATAGGCCCTGCTGCTACTCTCAGGGTCCTCTCCGCAGTATCTCGGCCTGCCTACGTGCGTGCGCCCCCGCGTGTACCCGCGCTACGCCCCCGCGGTAGGTGTGTGTTGCGATTCTGGGTAAATCTCTCGTGGAGGCAGCTCCGGCCTCTAAACAGGGGGACCCCTTCTTGGGGTCCCATCCGCCTAGTATAGCAAGCCTTTAAGCGCCGACCTTCCGCCGTTACAAATTGTAACAGCCCTATCCTTCCGAAATTTTGCCGCTCTGAAGGGGGGCGGTTGTGACGGGCTGTGACGGCGTTTTGGCTGAAAGGGTGCACCCCCCTTGCGGAAAAATTATCTTCGGCTCCTACGGTCCAGGAGGTGCGCTCTGTAGGGCGGCTTGTCATAAGGGCGGATAGTCTGAAAGTGGGCGGTGGATTATGGCAGAATTGGAAGGCGGAATATAAAAAATTTTTGCTTGGCACGATACTTGCCCCCCACTGTTGTTTCACTGTTGAAACACCTCGTTTCAGAGGTGAAACACCGCTCAGATTATTTTCAGAAAATCCCACTGGCTGGCATGGTTTGTGCATGGTGGATTCGAGAATGTAAAGTTTCGTAAAAGTGGCCCCGCGGGCCCGTGCTCCGATTGGAGTGCACTTAACCCGCGGGGATTATAGTTAGCGTTTCTGCTTTATAGTTAGCTGATAAGCTATCGCGATGCAGAGCACGAATAGGACAGGACCACTTGCCATTGGAGTTGCCACGCTACAGGATATTGGCTCCCATTGGCCTTGTTCTCTTATGATATATCCCTCGTTTAAAGTTGGGACTATTCTATATTTACCACACTCCATATGTGGAGTTTGCGGGTGTGTAGAGATAGCATTAGGGTGGACTGTAGCCGCGTCTCCATTCAGTGCATCCATTGTCTGAAGGGCGCACTGTATATCACTACTGTCACTCATTCCAGTTTACCCCCGGGCGGAATGGTAGTTTGACATTGCGTTGTTCCAACTCCCGGACTATAATTACAGCTTCGCTAACTGTAAGGTCACCATGCTCACCTATGCCCACTTGTTGCATGATACTGACTATAGTGAAGCGGTATGCCGACTCTAAATCGGGGTGCAAATATTCCAGCCGCTCAAGCGTAATGCCCTTTTGCGCATAAGCTTTGCGTAAGATTGTCCATAGGGCGTCCACGGATTGGTGCCGAGCTTGCTCTGTTGTCATTGTGCTGCCTTTGTCTGTAGGTGGAATGCCAGAGCCCGCCTATCAAGGCGGGCCCTTTGCGCTTGGTTTCGATGCTAGCTATTCGTCCACTCGACTGCTAAGGAGCAACTTATCAGCGGCTTCGGTGCCCGGCTGGACTTGCTTATAGCAAGTACCCTTGCTCTTCAATAGCTCCAAAAGGGCACTCCCTCTATGCGCGCCATAGAGATAAGGCACAAGGCCGTCGGTGATGATACCATCGTGCAAGAAGCCCCACAGTTTGCCACCATGATAGCAAATGGAATCATGATAAAAGTACGTAGCCCCGCTATGGAATCGCAGCATAAGGCCCGTGGCTTGTCCGTAGTGGCCTTTGCTATTCACGCTGTAGACCAGCCCCGTAGCGGCGATATTGCCGCTCTGGCCACCGTGCTGGTAGTCGTCGTCCCAACGCCACCGCGCCCGAGGATGGTCCACCAGCCCTTGCAAGAAGCGCGCCCACTGGTCGTGGATGATCCCGTTGAGCAGCGCTTTTTCTTCTTCGCGGGTGCCGATTTCTGCCAATTTTTCGAGTTGTTCTCGGTTCAGCTGCAACATGCTTCCCTCTCTTCGGTATAAATTTCGGTTGTGGGAGCCCTAGCGGGCTCCCTAAGCGCTTCGTTTATTGCTCAGCTATCATCACCCTCCTCGTCTTCTTCGGCGCCGCTAGCGCCATCCTCGTCCGTCGACTTACGGACCAGCGAGCCATCCGCGTACAGGTAGGCCGTCGCCTCGTCCTCGGCGGCCACCTCCACGCGAACCGCCTGAATCCCGGTGGGCGTAATCTGCCCGTCCCGCGTGGAGCCAGCAACCTCCCAGGTAGTCGTGAGATAGCGTCGCGCCACCTCCACGATCGGACTCTCTTTTTGCCCGATGAATGCCGGAGGACGGCCCGGTCCGCAATCTCTCATTTCATCGGCGAAAATGCCCACCACGGTCACGGGCACCGCGGCGCCGCTGCCATCGTCGTCGCCGATGACGCCTTTACTATCCACGGTGATGCTGCCATCGTCGTCGCCGACCAAGCGGGGGGCGGCGACTTCCAGTGCGCGACGGACGGCGGCAGTCGATTCTTCTGCGATGAAAATTTGCATAATGCTATCCTATGTTAGGACTAAATGTAGTGTGGAGCCCATCCCACTACTAGGGCAACCCCCGCCGCGGAATTGAACCGCGGACTAGCACCAGCCGAGGAGGGAGGTTTAGGACTCAGCCTTGGCCTTGGCCTTATCCGCAAGTGGAGTTATTTCGCCGAGCTCGTCTCCCAATTCCCAGAGGTCGACAGCGTAGCGCCACACGCGCCAATGGGCAGGCTTAGTGATAGTCTCAATTCGCCGTAGAGCCGCCCGTTGTCCCACTACAAGGCGAATCCGCACGGGCCCGTCTTGGTGTCCGCTATGATAAACCTCGGACACCACAGCCGTGGTCCCATCCGTGCGTTGCAACACGTCGCCCGGCGCCAATTCGCCGTAGCAAGTCGTGGCGCCATCGATGCCGCTGATATCAGTCAACCCAAGCGCTACTTGCA